GCCTATCATCGTACTCTCTGAGCGTCCCGCGGAGTATCGGCCTTTCCCTGACCGGTATATTCGGTACTAGCAGTTCGACTCCGCTTTTCTCCACCTTTGCGGCGAATGGGCGAACAGCCGGGAGGTATTCTGGCCTTTGGTAAACGCGCTCCACGTTTAGGTCCGCAGACATGGGTATTGCCGTGCTCTTTATGCCGAAAGCGGGAACGCCATCCGAACCTATTCCCCCCGCCGTGACCCATTTCTCAAACGCCTCTCGCTGTTTTATAAACCGCCGTTCGATAGCCTCAAGACCTCGTTCAAGGCGCAAGGTGAGGTCCTGTATCTCCCGCATGGTCATCTTCTCGCTGCTAGCCGCCCTTCGGTAATAGCAGTGACGAGTGGGCTCCAGCCGGTGAGGAGCCAGACGTGACTGGGGCACGCGAAAGACAACAACTCCGTTGCCCTTTTTGTCCATTTCAACGCCTCGCACGGAAAGCACGGGCAGCTTGGGCTCAATACACTCCCGAGCCTGGTCGAGAAGCCGCTCGGCCAGCTCCGCGCAACGGGGAAGCGGGTTGATAGCGGCAGCTCGGGGCAGCTTGTCCGTAGTCTCCGCGATGCCGAGGATGACCATGCCCCCATGAGCATTTGCGAACGCCACGACCCCGGCCAAAATCTCATTGCGGGCGTAATCCGAAATGCTGTTGGCCCCAGTGATCCAAGGATCACCGCCGGCTTTCTTGCTGGGAAGCGCCTCTTTGAACTCAACCGTGTCGCCTTCGGGCCACTTGTTCGCCACAAGTGCGCTAACGTCCTCGGCGGTGATTTGGTCCACGGGCTTTGAGAAGATCGGCAGCATAGCTCCAGGCACGATGAAGTGCGTGGTGACTATTTGATAAATATGGGGGGCGATCCGGGACTCGAACCCGGGACCCGCTGATTAAGAGATTGGTGCTTTGTGTTGAAAACGAAACCGTTGGCCGTCAGAGGCTGTTATACTATGGGCCTTCACCGACGAAAATTAAAGCACTCTAATACTAATCGGGCCGGTCTACGTGCATGGCCTCCCGGAACATTTTGACTTTAGGCGGATGCCAACCCAGTACGCGGAAGATCGCGGCGATAGCATGCTCAGGTGTCACGGCGAACCACTCGCCTTTTAATCGCTTGGCGCTCAACAGATAATGGACAACCCGCTCGGCTGTAGTCGCGTGTATCTCACGACACTTCATGTAGAATAGAAGATCCAGTTTGTTTGGTGTAGACTGCTGGAGGTGAGCTAGTCGCCGCATCGGATTAGTGGTGACTCCGATTTTCACCGGGCCATTGGGTGACGCGATGATATATATTCCACCCGGTGTGTACTTCTGTTGCTGGGAATTAATAGAGATGCCTTCGGTCGGCTGGTGTGAACGACGGCTCATATCCAGACCAGCATTGATTATCTCGGCCTCAGTGATCGCATCCAATTCATTGTCCGGCAGTCTCCTTGTGCGCCATCCTTTCTGGCGGAGAGCGCCGCCCGGCTCCCAAAAGTAACGGACGTTGCCGCGTTTGCCGACACGTTTCGTGAAATAACGGACCTTGATTGTTGCCATCTACGCGCCGTTCCGTTCCGCATCAAGGCGTTTCTGGAAGGCGGCGCGGGCGAGCTCGCCGGTGCGGATAAGGTAGCGGTCGATGATCGCCTGACAGGTCGGCAGGGAATGACCGGTGATGGCGGCGATCTCGGGCAGCTCGCAGCCGGCCTCGGCGAGGCGGGTGATAGCGGTGTGACGCAGATGCATGAACCAAAGCTGCGCGATCTCCGGCATCTCCTTGGCGGCCTCGGCGCGGACGGCGGCGAAGACGTGGCGAAAGTTGTCGGCCTCGTAGGGGCGGCGGGTGACCTCCGAGACGATGAGCGTCGTCGCGGTGACCTCGGCGACGGTTTGGCGGGCGAGCTCCTCCTCGAGCCGTGCGCGCAAGTGCGGCACCATGTCTACCGGCAACGTGACCTGCGCCCCGGTTTTCGCCTGGGTGATCCACAGGTTGCCTTCACGGTAGATCGACCGCGATAGGCGGATCAGGTCACCCTCGCGCTGGCCGAGCCACTCGTTCAGGATAACGGCGGTGCCGATCGACGGTCGGCCCATCCGGTCGGCGGTCCGGGCGAACAGCTGCACCGCCTCGCGCGGCCACAGCCGGCCTGAGGGCGGGAGCCCGGCGAGCTTCAGTTTGCGTGCTGGGTTGATCTCGATCCAATCGTCGCGGCGGCCGTACTCCAGGAGAAGGCGAAGGACCCGGAGGACCGCATTGGCCTTGGCCGGGGTCTCGATCTTGAACTGGGCATGGAGCGCCCTGCAGCGCTTCGGGGTCAGGGCCCGGACCGGGGCATCGCCGGCCCAATCCGAGATGATGGCCAGGTTCTGCTCGTAGCCGCGCCGGGTCGAGGCCCGGAGGCGGGTGAAGTCCTCGGCCGCGCGGTAGTCGGCGATCAGGGCGTCGACGGTGCGGATCGCCGGGCGGATGCGGTGCGGGGCCTTGACTGCCGGCGGGATTACATCACGCATATCCTCACCCCGGCGCCAGGCGTCGAGGAGGGCGTTCAGGCGCTCGGCCTCGGCGATGGCTGCCGCAGGATCGTCGGGCAGGCGAACCATGCGCCAGCCATCGGTCCGGAGCGCGGCCGAGGGCTGCCAGAAACGCCGGACGCCGCCGCGGCGCGCGGACCGCTCGGTCAGATAGCGGATTTTGATTCGGGCCATTTCTTCGTGCCTCCCTGTGCAATCGGCGCCGCCGGCATCTTCGCTGACGGCGGGTGGTTGTCAACCGGCTTCTTCGCCCATGCGCACGGCCAGGGCGGCGGCCCGGGCGTCGAGGCGGCGCGCCCAGGAGTCGTCGATCTGCTTGCCCGTGGGCCGCAAGGGGGCCGGCATCTGAGCGTCGAGCCAACGGTCGATGGCCTCGGGATCCCAGCGCTTGCCGCAGCCGGCGACGCAGGGAGGAAAGCCCAGGTCGCGCTCGAGACGGTCGCGGCGGCGGTAGAACCAGTCGGTGGCGTGGCCGAGTTTCGTTGCCACTTCGGCGGCGGAAATAAGGACGCGGTCAGCCATCGGGTTTCTTGCGCTGCATATGAGGCGGGATGCTCGCGGTAAGATCGTTGTCGGCGGCGGCGGTTTGGGTGGGCCGAGGTTTAGGCTTGCGCGCCTCGAGGGCAGACTTGGATCCGAACCGCATCTCGCGGGGAATGTAGGGGGCTGCGCCGGCGGCGCGCAATTCCTCGAGGCGGGCCAGGATGGCGGCGCGTAGTTTCGGGCCGGGAAGTTTTTCGAGCTCGGCCGCAGTGAGAAAGAGCGGTCCTAAGCCCCGACTTGTCCGCGTTTTCTGTAAGCCGACCTTGATCGCGTCGGCGATCTCGGCGAGCCTGGCCTTGCGGCAGAGCTTGAGGTAGCCCTCGTCGATCCGCCAATGGTCGGCCATGTCGATATTCAGATCGTCGGCCAGGGCGACGGCCAGCCGCCGCTCGCCGAGCTCAGGGCCCCATTCGTTGAACGTGCCGGCGCGAGCGGCGACAAGGGCGGCGAACAGCTCGTCAAGGTCGCTATCGGCCATACTTTTAAGGGCCTGATAGAGCGCCACCTCGTCCTCGGCCCCGGCGCCGATTTCGTATCGGGCGGGGGTGATCTGCACCCCGGCCGTCATGTGGACCTCGGCCTTGGGGGCCAGGAGATCCTTGAACCATGGCCGGTGACGGTCGAGGATAGCTTCGACTTCCGGCGCCAGGATCAAATCGTTCGCGCCATGACCGTCGGCGCTGATGTGGACGCAACGCGTCGCGCCCATGAGGCCCAGGATCACCAGGATCAAGGCGCTACGGTGATCGCCGGCGATCGCCGCCTGTAGGGCGGACGTCTTGACGTTGTGGGCATGGATCAAGTGGGCCTTAGTGAACTCCGGCCGTGGGGCGTCGGCCTTGGCTTTAGCTTTCGCCGGCGCGCGCTTGACCAGGCCAGTGTGGACCCCGACCTTGCCGTTGTAGGAAGTGAAAGTGACGATGGCTCCGGCCTTGGCCTTGTCGCTACTGTGCCCAAACTCCCATTCAGAATAGTAGTCGCGAAGCTCGGCCCAGGCCCACACCGTCTTGAGTTCGGCCACCCTGGCCTCGGCGGCCTTGCTCTGGCGCTCGAGGAACAGCTTGTGATTGATGAAATAGCGTTCGCCGGTTTCAGAATCCTCGGCGATCGAGGACTCGAGACCCTCGAGGTCGAAGATGGCAAGCTCAAGCGGGATCCAGTCTCTCGTCGCGGCGTACCGCACGTCCTCGGCGGTGGCAAGCTCGCCATCCTCGACCATGTCGGGCAGAAGCTCCTTTTGGCGCTTCGGCGTCGCGACGCTGGCGGCGCGGGCCTGGGCCAGGGTGATCCTGTTCTCGGCGAGGGCCGTCTTGAGCGGCGGCGCGAGCCTGGCCAGGAGCCAGAGGCGGAGTTGCACGTGGCGCCGGGTCTTGCCGACTTTCTTGGCGATCGTGGCCGACGTCCATGTCTTGGGGTCGAGCTTGCAGAGCGCCGCGTAGGCCTCGGCTTCCTCGAGCGGGGCCAGGTCCTCGCGTTGAAGGTTCTCGACCAACGCCACGGCGCGCATGGAGGCATCATCACCCTCGACGACGCGACATGGCACCGGCTGGTGAGGCTTCCAGCGGCCGTCCTTGGCGAGGCGCTGCAGCGCGCGCCAGCGGCGTTCGCCGGCGACGAGCTCATAGCGGCCGGCGCCGCCGAGCGATCGGACGATCAGGTCCTGCAAGAGCCCATGCTCGGCGATGGACTCGGCGAGCTCGGCGAGGGGTGCCTCGGCGAACAGCTTGCGGGCATTGAAGGACGGCGGCTTGATCTGGCCGAGGGTGACGATCACGCCGACGCCTTCGACCGGCTCGGCGGCTGGCGCGGCCTCGTCCAGGAGCTCGGAGACGGTGCAGCCGAAGTAGGCCGCCAAGCGGGTGATCAAATCCAGGCTCACCCGCTTCTTTTGGTTATTGAGGAGACGCGAGAGATCGGAGTGGTCGACGCCGGCCCCGGCGGCGATCGCGCGGATGGACAGGCCTCGCTGTTTCACCCTCTGGCGCAGATTTCGGGTAAGTGCGGTTCCGTGCGGCGCGGCCTTCTGCTTGGCGATATCCGCCTCGGCGGCGGCCATGGCTTTATTTTCCGACATAGCTGTTAGCTCTCAGCTGGCGAGAGGCGAACGGCGTTCGCCTCCTCTGATGTTTCGTTGTCGCTCGACGCGTCGAACATGGTGAACCGGAGGGCGCCGCAGCGCAGATGCCGGTCAACCCGCTCGAAGATGGCATTGGCGTCGGCTTTATTGCGGCAGTGAAACGTCAAGGTGACCTCGTCTCCGGTTTGGTTGACAGAGACCCGCAAGCTGCCGCTCCAGGTACCGGGGCGGGAGTTGGTGGAGGGGTGCTGCTTCATACTGCGCCCGCCGGCGGTGCGCCGTCGCCAAAGCGGCTTTGGTGCGTCGGCGGCTCGGTGTCGGATGGCCGGTCGGAATCACAGGTCGCGCGATGTATCGGGGTAACGTGGCCGGCGCTGGCGACAGGGGTGGAAGCGTCAAGCGCCGGCGCACGCGACCCCCGGGCAACGCTCGGCTGTCTGGAACGGGCGCGCCCGAGATCGATGATCTCAGCCATGGGGATTGTCAGCTGTCTGCGCCGCGGCGATGATCTCCTGGATCGGCGGCGGCGCGCCGATATGGAGGAGGCGGGGATCGTCGAGGCCGAGGCCCAGGCGCTCGAGCCAATAGGCGTCCGAGCGTTCGGCGGGAATGAACCAATAGACGAAGGGCATGGCGGCGGGGCGCGGCGGATCGGCGCCGGCGACGACGATGATCCGGAGGTCGGCCTTGCGGAGCGACATGTTGTCGCCGGCGCTGTTTTTGCCGCCATAGCGAAAATAGTACCAGGCCATATCCTCGGCCTCGTGCCAGTCGTCGGTGTTGACGAGCAGCATGCCTGGATCCGTCGGGGTGAGGGCGAGGTGAAAGGTCATTCTGAGATGGGCCAGCGGACGTTGATGATGAGCGTCACGGAAGTGTGATGCCGGAAGAACAGCCAGCGGAAGTCTGCGCGGATTCGGCGGCGGGATCTTCGCCAGCGGTGCCGCCACCAAGGATGCCGGCCGAACTGGGGCAGGGTGACCGGCGGGCGGGTCAGAAATTCAGGGATCGGCTCACGCATGGTCGGGTTCCTTACTCATCGCCAAGCTGCTCACAGAATTCGGAGAGATGCGCTCGGTCTTTCTCTTGGATACCGAGCGCTTGCACCCATAGGCTGTCGTCGCGGATCTCGGCGACGGCTTCGCGGATCAATCGGGCAATGATGGTCGGCTCGAGGGCGTCGAGCTCCCAAGTCTCCGTGCCGTATTGGGCCACATACCCGGCAATGCGGCTGTCGGTGACCTTCGCCGGGTTTGGCGGCGGGTGGAATTCCTCGATTTGGTCGTAATTGAGGGCAAGCCGGCGCACTTCGACCGGCGTGCGGGCGAACAGGGACAGCCGTTCCCGGTTGTCCCTGGTCATGTCGATCCCGCTGGGGTCGTGGTCGCCGAGGTGGAGGACGACAGGCGTTTGCCCAGCGGCGATGTAGCCCTTGAACCGTTGTCCGGCGCGCCACTGCTCGGACTGGCTGTAGTAGCCGCGGCAGGACGTGTACGGCACGTCCAGTTCCTCGCAGACTGGCGCGATCACCCCGGTCAAGGCGTCTTTCTCGATCCAGACCTCAACACGGTATGGCTGGGACTTCCATTTCTCCGTGGCGTAGCTGTCTCGCGCCGCGCGCAGGAGTTCGCGCGGCGACGACCAATGGGCGTTGCGCTGGACGTTCCGGGTAAAGTCTTCAACGGCGGTCCAACTGATGAGACCGGTGAGACGCGCATCGTTGATGATGGAGCCGAGCCGCTTGTACTGGCGCTGGTCGTTGGCGATTAGATCGCGGGCGACGAACTGGTAGTAGAGCTGCCGAAGCGTCAGGATGAATCCCTGCTGTTTGTACTCCTCGATGATCCCGCTGGCGTGGGCGATGATCGAAAGACTGGTGTTGGAGAAATTCTTTTCGATGTAGGCAATGCAGGTCATGATCGGTCCCGGAGGGCGTCGACGATCTCGCGCACGTTAGCGGCGGCGTGGGCGACGACGGGGTAAACGCGATGGTAACGCCCGATATAATCGGCTGCATAAAACTCGGTGCCGAGCGCGATTATATGAGCATGTGCGGTCGAGAACTCGAATCGCATGACATCGGTTGCCTTTGGTGCCAGCACCGGGTCAGAGAAGGGAAGCTGTAACGCAGCATAGCCCGCGACCAGGACTTCGGTGAACAGCTTGAGAGCCTGACGGCGGTTGAACTTGGCCATGGTCAATCCTTGTCCTCGCGGCAGAGCTTGGCCTGGAATGGGGTTGGCTCGAGGGCCTTGCCGATCCCCGCGACGGCGGCCTCGGCCTCAGCCATTGCTTTCGTCATGCCCGTCCTCCGCAATAGCCCTGCTATGGGTGGCGGATCCTTCGCCGGCTTCGGTTGCGGTTTGAGAGCAGGGCCCCTCGAGGATTTCAGAAGACGGTTCGGGCTCTAGGGTCAGGGTTACGTCGGCGCTGTTGAGCGAGCGCTCGGCCACTCCCGGAAGGTTATTGGTGAAGGAGAAGCGTCCGTTCCTCATGTCTTGCACCGCTCGACGGAGCGCCGTAAGGAGCCGTTGGTCGACCGCATCGACGGCTTTCAAGTTGAGCGCCAGCTTCTTCGGCTCGAGTAGGATGGAAATGTGCATGGCTCTAGTCCTCCGTGTCGCAGACGCTGGCCGAGGTCATTGCCCGGCGGCAACGGCTGATCGCTTTTCATCAGCGCCCTGAGCGTCTTCGCCGCGGCGCGCTGGCGCCTTCGGCTGACAACATCGCTCGGAAGGGTGTCTCGTGCGAGGAGGCCGATCAGGCCCTCGAGGAGTTCGTGGGCATCATCGATGTGATAGTGCCAGGCTGGCGTATCACCGTCGTCGATGAGCGGTGCGTCCGGATCGCCGCCATGGAGGGTGGCCAGTTTCCGGGCGAATCTTCGGATGAGCGCGGGCAGATCGTCCGACACAGGCAACGGCTCAAGATCGGCCGCGAACAGGGCGGGTTGGGTTGGCATGGCTCCGCCAGCTGGTTGTCGGGCACGTTGGAACGATACCTGTATCCGATTTGGGAACAACTGTCAACCAGTCGTTCCAGACCGGCAACTTCAACGGCAAAAAACCGTGGCAGGGCCGCTCAGTCCGGCCGCGATTGACGTGGGGAGCGCTCAGGTGATCAGCTTTGCGTAGGGATGGTCAGCTTTGCGCAGATGTGGTCAGCTTTGCGCAGGGGTGGTCAGGATCCCAAGTCGCGTTTCTCGAAAAACCAGCCGATGTATTTATGCAAGGGGATCAGAAGATAGAACCAACAGAACGCCAGGATATAGGTAAGATAATCTAGGAACCACCAGTCAGCCGCCGCGTGAACCCACAATATGAACGCATAGACCGGATATATGCCTGCCCCCCACAATACAAGCGAGAGGGCGGCGACCCGGCGGTCCAGATCCATGTCGCGCCACGCCTTCACCATTTACTCCCCGTCCCCTATACCAAGCCAGGCTGGTGCCGTAGCCGCGTCTGGCAGGCGCGGCTCAATACAGCAAAGAGCCGCGATTTTCGGCGTCCAGCCGCTCTTGTTCCCGGCGCAGCCGCTCCTGCTCCCGGCGCAGCCGCTCCTGCTCCCGGCGCAGCTGATCCATCTCGCCGCGGAGCATGTAGTCACGGAACCAGTCTGAGGCGGCGTTACCTGCGTCATGGACCGCAAGAGGATCGTCATGGGGGGTGAGGTTATGGTAGGCCGCTGCGGGCGCAGGGGCAAGCAACAGGAGCGCCGCAAGCAGAACGTTTCTCATCATATGCTCCTATGCTAGCCGAGATCATAGGATATCCTTGACCGCCCGTCTACTTCGCCGTTCGGCGGGGAACTTCACGACGTTTCCGCCGAGGGTAACAGCCGGGGGGCGGCGGGCGATCTCGTCGTACTGGCGATAAAGCTCGATCACGCCGGCGGCAACCTCCGCTGGGTCGAGGTCGAGTCGTTCCTCTTTCACGTAGGTCAGGATCTCCTCGACGGCGCGGATCACGAGCTCTTCGGCGAGCGGGTCCTTGGGCGAACATCCGGGGACGGAGTTTACCAGAAACTCGGCGGGATGGCAGTCAAGAGCGCGGCCGAGGCGATACATCCAGGTGTCGGTGAGGCGCCGTTCGCCGGTTTCCAGGCGCATGACCTGGGCGCGGGTCGTGCCAACCCGATCGGCAACCTGTTGCAGCGACATGTTGCGCGACTGCCGAATCTCACGGATGCGGTTCGTCATGGGCCCCTGGCTCAAGCCTGCTTTTTAATTGTGTCCTCGCGGGGCGCATAGCACCCAAAGCGGAAACGTTCTTGACAACGCGTTGCCGTTTTGACTACAAGGCACCATGCGCTTGTCGGACTATCTCGAACAAACGGAAACGACCTACGCCGAATTCGGCCGTCGGATCGGAGTGAAAAGTCGCTCGACCGTGACGAGGTACGCGAACGGGCGGAGGATCCCGTCCTGCGAGATCATGGCGCGCATCGTCAAGGCGACCCAGGGGCGGGTCACCGCGAACGACTTCTTCGCCGACCGGCAGTCCGCTCAGGCGGCATGACGCACCCCGCCTGTCGGCGGGCGTGCGGGCCGCATGAAACATGGAGGTTCAAGGAGGCCGGGGTTTGAGCCTAATCAGGCGTCCTGGCTAGGAGACAAGTATTAGGGCCTGACTGCCATCAGGCCTTTAAATCATGAACAGAAGCCCGGCGAGCTTAATGTATTTCTAGCCCATGGCTCAAGTACAAACAGATTCAAGGATAAATAACCACAAGAGATTGTGTTTAAATCTGAAATAGATACGAAATATTGACGACAGGCGTGGCACCGCGCGCCTGACAAGGCGCACAAGACGGCCGGGTCAACCGGTCGCGCCAGGACCCAGGGAGGAAGCTGCCAGACACTCGACGGATCGAGGGGTCGCATGCTTCCTTTTGCTCAACGTCAATTCCCCGCCGATCCGCGATTTGCGGCAAAGATCGATATAGGGTCAGTGGATCAATGCTGGCCGTGGATGGGCTACCGAGATCGGTGGGGCTACGGAAAGCTCAAACGCGGCGGAAAGGTGATTTATGCGCATCGCCGCGCCTGGGCGATGTGCAAGGGCCCGATCCCAGGAAATCAATGCGTCTGCCACAGCTGCGACAATCCCGCGTGCTGTAATCCGGCCCATCTGGGGCTGGGCACGAATGACGAAAACATGGCCGACCGGCGCGTCAAGGGTCGGGCGACGACAAGCTACCAGGTCGGCCAAGCAAACAATAATGCGAAGCTCACGGTCGCCGATGTTCGCACGATCCGGGCTGATCCGCGCATCGCGCGGGTGGTGGCTGCCGAGTACGGAGTGCACCGGACAACCATCAGCCTAATCAGGCAAGGAAAGACATGGTCTGACGTGGCCGGTCAAGGGCGCTGCCGAGCCACCCGGCGGCGCTCTTTTTGCGCGGTAGAGGGTGACGAAATGCATGGGAAAGGAGGGGTGACACCTGGCCAGGGACCACTCCTCCGAGCCGGGGTTCGGATATGGGAGCAGGCCGCATTACTGCTGGTGCTTAAACCCTGTACCCGACGCAAGCAGAGGCGGCTGGCCCCGGCATTTAGAGATTTATGGCTGCAGCAGCATGGAGGCGGGAAGATGCTGATACCTGACTCGCCGGAGACAAGCGATGACCGATGAGATGATTGAGGCTGTGGCGCGGGCAATAGCTTATGCTCAATTGACAAGGCAGTATGTCGGAAAGCTGAAGAATATTGGTGTTGCGATTGAAATTGATCGCATTTGGCCAGAATTTAAGCCGGAAGCGACCGCCGCCATCAAAGCCCACAAAGATGCTCTCGCCATAAAGGCCCTTGGGATTAGACCGAAGGAGCCGACAAAGGAGATGGTTCAATCGGGCTCCGATGTGAGCATGGAAATAAGCGCGGCTCAGGCATTTCACGCTTGGCAAGCCATGTGGGATAGATACGAGGAGCCCGATGGCTGATCAATCTTCGCTTTCTGACCGCGCTCAGGATATTGCCAACACCGTGAACCACGTCCTCAGGGGCCGGATCCGGACGTGGCAGGCAATCCGCGACTTGATCCTTCCTGAATTGCAGAAGGTGCGGCAAGAGGCGTTGGCGGAGGCACGGGAGAGGCCAAGCATCCCCGATGGCTGGCGGGTGGTGCCGAAGAAGCCAACGGAAGAGTGGCTAAGTCGCGTTGTCTCTAAAGCGCACGGCGGAGAAGGCGGAGCAAGGATGTATATTCAAATCGTGCTCGCCGCCGCACCGGAGCCGCCGGAATGAGTGAGACCTCGAAAATTGAATGGACGAACGCGACCTGGAACCCGATCACCGGTTGCTCCCTGGTCTCGCCCGGCTGCACCAACTGCTACGCGATGCGGCTCGCCCACCGACTCTCACACGTGGGCGGCAAGACAGGCGCGAAGTACGGCGGCCTCACCGATGTCGTCAACGGCAAGGTGGTGTGGAACGGCGTGGTCTGGCTGACTAACGAGGCGACCCTGACCGCGCCGCTCCGCTGGCGGAAGCCCAAGCGTATCTTCGTCAACTCGATGTCCGACTTGTTCCACCCCGATGTACCGGACGAGTGGATCGAATCAATATTTGGCGTCATGGAGAACGCACCACAGCATCAATTCCAGGTCTTAACCAAACGGGCCGAGCGAATGCAGCAACAGATCGAACGGCTGGGACAGTTATGGGCGCAACGTGGACCACGGGAAGGATGGCCCCTTCCGAACGTTTGGGTCGGTCCCTCGGTCGAGGATCAGAAGCGCGCCAACGAGCGCATTCCGTATGTGCTCAAGACTCTGGCAGCGGTCAGGCTTCTGTCCTGCGAGCCGTTGCTGGGGCCGATTGATCTCACCCGGCTTGATCTGGGCATCAAGCGGACGCACGGCTACGGCGATCGCCGGGTCTATTGGGACGCCCTGACAGGCTGGGAGCACCAGTGCGCGCCAGGCAAGCGCCTGACGGCAGGCGAGCATGGCCGAACCGCGATCAGCGGCCCGCATCGACGCGTGCAGTGGGTCATCGTCGGTGGCGAAAGTGGCCCCGGAGCCCGGCCTTGCGAGCTTGCGTGGGTGCGGTCAATCCGCGACCAGTGCCGGGAAGCGAACGTGCCGGTGTTCATCAAGCAGTTGGGGGCGCGGTCGAGAGAAATCTGCACGTCGCCGAAGCAAGTCCCGGTAAACCTCGAGACGATCGGTGTCTGGGTGGACGGAATATCCGAAACCCGGCAAGCCAAAGTGCTCTCGCGTGACGGCCACCGATACACCGTCGAATGGCCGCTGCGCGACCCCAAGGGCGGCGATATGGCCGAGTGGCCATCCGATCTTCGCATCAGGGAGTACTCCGATGGCTGAGCGTTTCGTATCCCGTGCTCCTCCCCCGACGCCGCACCAACGCGAAGTGATAACGGTTATGATTGAAGAGTGCGCAGAGGTCCAGCAACGAGCCACCAAACTCCTGCGGTTTGGCCCGGAAGAAGTACAACCGGGTCAGTTGCTCAACAACGCTTTTCGCCTCGGTTTGGAGATCGGCGATCTCATGGAAATGATAGACCTTGCCATCAATGCCGGGCTAGTGCTCCCCAAAGCTATCGAGACGGGCCGAAAGAATAAGCGCCGCCAACTCACGCGCTTCATGCAGACAGACCAGGTGCTGGGCGATGGCTGACCGCCCGATCCGCGTCCAGCGCCGGCGAACCAAGGGCTGGCGGATGCCGCCGAACACGGTGAGCGTCGCGCGGCCCAGCCGCTGGGGTAACCCGTGGCCGGTGGGCGCCCTCCGGCGGGCGCTCGTGAAGGCCTATGATTGGTCCGGCAATACCCATGACGGACTTTACCGCGCCTTCTTCGCGGTGCCGCACGGAGCCGAGCTCGCAGGTGCCCCGCAGTGGACCGCCGAGGCCCCTGCCATCGCGGTGCGGCTATTCCAGGTCCTGGCGACCCACTTCTACGACACCGCGCCGAAGGCCTATGCCGCGTGGCTGGCACCGCTGCGCGGCAAGAACCTCGCATGCTGGTGCCGCCTCTGTTTCAACCATGCGGGCGGTAAGCCCTTAGGCGAGCACTGCGACGACTGTGATCCATGCCACGTAGATCCATTGCTCGAGATCGCCAATGCCTGAGGATTCCAACATCGCGCGGGTGGCGGAGTTCCACCGGGCGTTCGGGCTGACCATCCGCGACGCCCCAGGCTGGCCGAGCGACGACTTCGAGATGGTCGGCCGAATCGCCGCGTTAGGCGAGGAGACAAATGAACTCCTGCGGGCGGTGCTGGCGCACGACCTGATCGCGGTTTTCGACGCCGTGATCGACCTCAGATACGTCCTCGACAGCACGATCCTCTCGTTCGGGTTCAAGAAGCATTTCGAGGCCGGCTGCGCCGAGGTCCACGAATCGAACATGACCAAGCTCGACCGCTCCGGCAAACCGTTTGTCGATGCGTCCGGCAAGATAGGCAAGGGGCCAAACTATCGCCCGCCGGATTTGAAGCACGTGCTTGAGAGCGCGCTAGATCGAGAGGCGCAGGCCCGGTCGCGTCGGTCTTGCTGCGATGAGCCCTAAATCGCAAGCCATGGCTGTACCGATCAGGACGCGCCTGCCCGACCGGCGGATAGCTGAGCTTCACGATCTGGTGCTCGAGAGATGGATCGTCACCGTCGATATCGGCTTCGACCGCCCCGGCGGGCGGCCCCTCGAGGTCTTTCTCGACCGCGCCAGGCGCAATTTCGATCATCCGGGAGAACGCCCCTTGGAGGCGTTGCTTGCCGGTGGCGGCGGCTTCGACGTGGCCGCGATGCTCGCCGATTTCGCCGTCCAGACTTCGGTCGCGCTCCAGCACGGGATCCCGCCGGCGGCCTTGGCCAAGAGCATAGGCCGGGTGCCGGCCGCGGCACCGGTCATCGGGGAGCCACCGGATCCCGGGGCCCTGGACCGGCCGGGCCGCCGCGGCCCACGGCTGCCGGCCTCGGTGTTCGGCGCGGTCCTGGACCTGCTGTGCGAAGCGGCCGGGGAGGGGGCGAGGTGAGCGTTACGATCAAGATCGACTTCAACAAGCGGTGCCAGGAGTGCGGCGCCAAAGGGGCCGTTCAAGGTGGCCTATGCCTGAAGTGCATCAAGAAGCGCCTTTTGGCGGAGGCTAAAAAACAACCGATGCCCAAACGGCCAGAGATATGAGCGTCCGGATCGAACACGGCGATTGCCGGGAGGTGCTGGTCGGGATGGAGCCGAGTTCGGTGCAGTGCTGCATCACCAGCCCGCCCTATTTCGGGCTCAGGGATTACAAGCTCGAGCCGCTGGTGTGGGGCGGGGAAGCGGACTGCGAGCATGAGTGGTCTGCGCGTCGATACTACCGCGAGGGCGGCGGGAGCGTCGGTTCGCACGAGGCGTTCAGCAAGCCTGGACCCGAGAATGCCGAGCGCCTTAAGCGGACGCGGTGGCGAGAGGACACACTCTGCCGCCGCTGCGGTGCTTGGCGCGGCCAGCTCGGGCTCGAGCCGACGCCGGAGCTCTACCTCGCCCACATCGTCGAGTGCTTCCGGGCGGTCAAGCGGGTGCTCCGCAAGGACGGGACGCTGTGGCTCAATATGGGCGATGTCTATGCAGCCACAGGTAAATTTGGAGGTGGAACGCAAGGGGAACGATATTCCCAGGTGGGAGCAAAGGCACGGTACGGAAAAGGAACATGGGAGCCTGTGCCTTTTGGCCTCAAGCCCAAGGATCTGATGCTCATGCCCTTCGAGGTCGCACGCGCGCTCCGAGCCGACGGCTGGTGGCTGCGCTCCGACATCATCTGGGCCAAGCCGAATCCGATGCCGGAATCCGTAACCGACCGCCCGACCCAGGCATATAAGCACGTCTTCTTGTTTTCAAGAGCGGAGCGGTACTTCTACGACGCCGAGGCGGTGCGGGAGCGCGCTATCGGGTGCAATGCCCACGACTTGACGGGCCAAGGCTATGCCGCTCCCGGCCAAACCCAGCAGAAAGGCAACCGCGAAAAGGGACGCACGCGTGGCCTACCGCCGCGTCACAGCCAATACGACAGTAGTGCCCGTGAAAGTCTTGACGATGTCGGGCGTGGCATTGGCCGCAACCTCCGCAATGTCTGGGAGATCGCCACCGCGCCCTATCCCAAGGCCCATTTCGCCACCTTCCCGCCGAAGCTGGTCGAGCCGATGGTCAAGGCCGGGACATCGGAGAAAGGATGCTGCCCTGAGTGCGGGGGCCCTTGGATACGGGAGACGGAAACTGAGTATCGGAAGAATCGCCCGTCGGCCGGCAACGACCCGCGCTCACGGTCTGAGGACAAACAAGCCTTGGGATCGCCAGGCGGGCATCATGGGTGGCGCGGGAACAATCTTCTTGCCGAGACGGCGACAGTCGGCTGGTCACCATCATGTAGCTGCACAAACGATGACATTCGCACCATAAACGATGCTGTTTCTTGCACGATCCTCGATCCGTTCTCCGGCGCCGGGACTGTCGGGCTGGTCGCCGACCGCTTAGGCCGCGATGCGATCCTGATCGATAGCAAGGCAGAGTACTGTGAAATGGCGCGGGAGCGCGTCGAGGCCGACGCCGGTTTGTTCGCGGGGGTAACATGACCGATCAGGTGGTTTTACAAGAGGCCGAGATCCGGCGCGCGGAGTTCTTGGCCCAGGCGCTCGCTGACGGCAAGGGGATCGAGGAGGCCCTCGCGCTCGCGGCCCGAGCCGAGGCCTTCGTCACCGGCGTGATCACGCCCGAGGAGATTTTGCAAACCCAGCCGGCTTTGCCGGCACCGTCGGCGCCGACCGGTGAGCCGGCGGTCGAGGCCACGCGTCCGCTTGACCATGCCGGGCCGAGGCCTGGGGGCCGAGTACAGAAGCCCGGCGCGACTGGTAAACGGGTGCCATGGTCAGCCGAAGATATCGCCTATCTCAAACAAGCCTGGCCGGCGGGCGTGCCCATGGCGGAGATCGCAGCCCGGCTTGAAGGGTGCTCAAGAGCCTCGATCCGGACCAAGGTAAGCTTCCTTAGGCTAAGGCGCTCGCCGGAGTTCCGCAGCATCGTAAACCGGATGGCCGCCCGGAAGCGCCATGACCGGGGCGCGAAGCTCGACCATGCGGTCGCGCCCGCCGGGCCAGAGAAGACGCCGAGAGCGCCGACACAAACCGATCTCGATCCGGCCTTCGTCGCCGTCATGGAGTACGTCGTGGCGTGGCTCGAGGAACATGGCGAGGCGGTTGGCCGCGACGATGCGACCGGGGGCTACCTGTTTCGAGGCGATAACCTGACCGCGCGCCAGCTCGTGGCCCAGGCGAACGCCGTTCGCGGCCGTCTGGGCGCGCCGCTGTTCGCCTTGCCCGACTCCGACCCGCCGTCGGGCCCGGGCATGGGAACCGCCGCCGCAATGGTCGCCGAGGCTGGACCGTGAACCGCAGCGTCACGCAAGTACAGACCGTCGCCCAGGCCTGTGACATCCTCGAGGTCGCCCGACCCGGCGATGTTATCGTCTATTTCGTGGACTCTACGGTCAAGAGTCTGAATGGTTTGCGCGCCGCGGGCGCCATGCGAGTCACGGCGGCGCCGTTGTTCGCCCTCTTCGGCAAGCTCCAAAGCATCTGCGGGCGCAACCAAATACGCCATAACGACACCGGCCAAGCCGAGCACATCTTCATCGTCACCGGCCTGGTGCCGTCCAAGACGCTCGCTCAGGCCCGAAAGGTGCTCGATGGCACGAAAAGCTGACAGGATGAGGCTTGAAATGATGGCGGGGAGAGCTAGAATGGAGGTTGGCGCGGCGGTGATGAGGATCGCTGGCGGGTCTGCGCCTGCCAATCTCCCATCGGCTACGCCGCCGCGCCGCCCTCCGTCATTTCGAGCTCGACAATTCGCGCCGCTTGAGCACGGCGCAAAGGCCGGGAAGCACCTTGCGCCGGGTCGCCGCGAGCGCCGCGATCTCATGCCATACCCCCGGCGCTGGCGACGTGTCGCCGCGCGCCCAGCGGCGCACGGTGCGGTCGGCGATGTCGAGCGCACGGGCCAAGGCCGATTGCCAGCGTTCTCCGAACAGGAGATGGCCGGCGAGTACGAGCAACGCGCCGTCATCGGGGGGCATCGCCCACATTTCCCCCCCCTTCATCGCCAGCCGCGAGCCGTCGGGGCCGAGGAAGTTATCGTGGTCCTCGATGGAGCCGAGGAAGGTGAAACCAGCCGCCTCGGCGGCGCCGCGGTCAGGGCACTCGCCAGTGGCGTCAGCCATGCGGAGGAACTTCTGCGCCGCCGTTCCGGGCGCCGCCCGCACCTGCTCGGGCGTCGCGCGGGTTTCAGTATGGCGTTCGATCAGAAGTATTGCGTGGGTGTACTCGCCGTCCGGACAACCCTCCCCGGTAATATAGGAAGTGGCCAGCAGATTCAGGCTGCTGATGTCCTGCTCACTGAGGGCGATGGTGCCCAGTTTCGCGAGCCCGCAAAGCCGGAGCGCCTCGTCGTGCTTTCGATGAGTCACAGAATACATGATCGCCTCCTTTCAACAATAGATCGCTTGGCCGTCGGCGGCCACGCCTTCGATTACAAAGCAACCGCCGAGGCCGCGCGAGGTGCCGCCGGTCCACTCGTCGCGGAGCGCGGCGGCCTTCTTGAAGATAAACCAGTCTGGTGCAGCGCCGTTCTTGAGCAGCGATTTCGGCACGAAAAACCGGACGCGGCGGGTTTGACCGGTCACGTCCTCGGCGAGAGTGCCGTCGATACCAATGGCGCGCTCGGACTGCCAATCAGGAGAGCGGAGAGGGATATAGGTAGTCTCGGTTTTGCTTTTCATGGCGGGCCTCCTTGCCCTTCCTTGGGCGGGCCTGATGCCCTGCCCTATGTCCTATATGTAGGACACCCGATAGTAAGAGTCAAGGTTTAATATGACCTTCACGCCCGAGTTTCTTGATGAGCTCCGCGGCCGCGCGCCGCTGGCTGAGGCGATCGGGCGTCGGGTGCAGTTGAAGAAGCGGGGCCGGGAGTACCTCGGCCTGTGCCCCTTCCATAACGAGAAGACCCCGTCCTTCACGGTCAACGAGGACAAAGGGTTCTATCACTGCTTCGGTTGCGGCGCCCATGGCGATGTCATCGGCTTCATCATGCACATGGACAACCTGTCCTTTGCGCAAGCGGTGGCGCGTTTGTTGGAGAGCCATCAGCCGTCAGCCGTCAGCCGTCAGCCGTTAGCAAAGCAAGACCGAGCCACGAAGGCGGCTGCCGCTCGAGCGGAGGAAAACCAGAATCGCGAGCGCGCGCTCCGGCTGTGGCGGGGGGCGAGCGAACGGCTCAGGGAGACGCCAGCGGCGGCTTATCTGGCGGGCCGAGGAATCGATCTCGCGAGCTTGAAGGACAGCCAAGGCTGTTCCCGCCAGCCCCGGGCGCTGCGCTTCCACGGCAACTGCTGGAACCGCGAGAGCGGCAAGTTCTGGCCGGCCTTGCTGGCCGCAGTCCTGGATCCGGCCGGGGGTTTCGCCGCAGTTCACCGGACGTGGCTGGCGATAGACAGCCGTCAGCCCTCAGCCGTCAGCAAGGCGCCTTTGGAGGAACCGAAGATGACGCTGGGGCGCTATGCAGGCGGCGCGATCCGGCTGTGGCAGGGGGCGAGCGGACGACCGCTTGAGCAAGCCGGGCCGGGCGAGACGGTCGCGCTCACCGAGGGAATCGAGGACGGGCTTACGGTCGCCATCGCCAAGCCCGAGTTGCGCGTACTGGCGGCCGTCCACCTCGGCAACATGAAGAACGTGGTGCTGCCGGGGGCGGTCGAGCGGGTGCTGATCTGCGCCGACAACGACGGCGCGAACAAGGGCGCCAAGAAAGGGCTCGCGCGCGCCGTGGAGGCGTTCACCGGCCAGGGGCGGAAGGTTTTGATCGCCCGGCCGCCCGATGGGACCCACGACTTCAACGACCTGCTTACCGGGGTCGAGGCGGAGGTGAGCGCGTGAAATGGGCGTCGTGCTTTTCAGGGATCGGCGCGCCGGAGCTGGCGTGGGCGGATCTGTGGGGGCCGCCGGCGTGGATCGCCGAGACCGACCGGTTCTGCTCCGCCGTCCTGGCGCACCACTGGCCGGACGCGCCGAACCTGGGCGACGTGGCGGCACCGGACTTCGCGGAAAGGGCGCGGGATCATGGGCCAGTTGACCTTCTTATCGCAGGAACGCCCTGCCAGTCGTTCTCGGTCGCCGGCAAACGGCTCGGCCTGGACGACCCGCGCGGCAACCTGGCGCTGGTCTATCTTCGCGTGGCTCGCGAGCTTCGGCCCCGCTGGCTGGTATTCGAGAACGTCCCCGGCCTCCTGTCCAATTGGAGCGGTGCATCGGCGGACGAAATACCGCCGGGACAGCCGGGACAGTCAGGGGGATTTATGGAATTTATCGAAAACAGTGATTTCGCGGCCTTCCTCAGCACGCTACGGGACAGCGGGTATCTTGGCTGCTGGCGAGTGCTTGACGCTCAATATTTCGGAGTCCCCCAGCGCCGCCGTCGCGTCTTCGTTGTCGGATATCTTGGAGACTGGCGACCATCTGCGGCGGTACTTTTTGAGCCCGAAAGCCTGTCGGGGCATCCTGCGCCGCGCCGCGCGGCGGGGCAAGGAGTTGCCGATCCAATTACGGCGAGCCTTGGAAAGCACGGCGGGGCGGCCGCCGGCAAGGACGGCCGGATGCGAAACGCCGTCCTCGCCTATGGCGGCAACCGGACGCGAGGGCCGCTAGACGTGGCCACCGCCCGCACCGCCCACACGGGGGCGCACGGCCGCCAGGACTTCGCGTCCGAGACGTTCGTGTGCCATGCCTTGACCGCCGAGGGCGCGGACGCCAGCGAGGACGGCATGGATCAGTCGATCTTGCGCGGCCCGCCGCTGGTGCCGGTGCAATGCGACGGGGGGAACGTGGGTACACATCTGCCAAGCCTGAGACGTGGTGATGGCGGGATCACGAGCGGCGTTCCGGCCATCGCATTCTCCTGCAAGACGGAGGACAATTATGGCCTATCCGAGGAAGCCGACACCGTTGCGCTACTGCGCACATTGCGACAAGCGGTTGGAGCGCAAGCGTTTCAGGAATGGGGTCTTGGAGTCGTTGCTTCACTTCCGGCGCCGGAAATACTGCGATCGTTCCTGCATGGCCGCGGCGTTCGATGCCCGACCGAGCCGAAGCACGGACTGGTCGACTATGCACTGGCATTCGCGCAAGGTTGTCCCGAAGGGGTCGTGCTCTCGCTGTGGCGCGCCGGATGCCTTGGACGTCCACCACAGGGATGGCGACCATCTGAACAACTCGCCGGAGAACTTGGAGCGGCTCTGTCGCTCCTGCCATATGCGCCTTCACCGGCGGCGCGCCTCGTGCGTTGTCTGCGGAAAGCCGATGAAGGGTCACGGCTACTGCGACAAGCACTATCAACGCTGGAAGAAGTGGGGCAATCCGATGGCGGTCAAGGTCAACCAACACATGGAACTTACGCAGTCCGCAGATTAACGGTCGAGGAGTGCGAGGCCCTCCAAGGTTTCCCGCGTGGGTTCACCCGGATCCCCTGGCGCGGCAGGCCCGCCGAGGACTGCCCCGACGGGCCGCGCTACCGCGCGATAGGGAACGCGATGGCGGTGCCGGTCATGGGCTGGATCGGCCGGCGCATCGACGATTTTGAGGCGAACGCCGAGCCATTACTCGCGGAGGTTGGATGAGTGAGGAAAAGCCCATGATCAACCCGACGATCCCGCCAAGCCGGGCCACGCGCGGCAAGCCGCCCGGACGAATCAAGATCGGCTTCCGCGACTACGAGGTATATCTGGCCGATCATGCCCAGGCCGTCAACGAGCAGAAGTTCGGGTCGTGCAGCAGCAGCCTCGGCTATATCTGGATCGACCTTGGCCTCGATGCCCATAATGTGGCGAGCACCATGCTGCACGAGCTAAGCCACGCGATCTGGTCGGTATGGGGCCGCGGCGACAATGAGATGATCGGCCAGGAACAAGCCGCGCTCCTCTTTAGCAACGGCTTCGCGACGGTCTTCCGCGACAATCCCAAGCTGGTGAGGTGGATATGCAAGAACCTTGAAAGCGAGCCGTCAGCCGTCAGCCGTCAGCCAAAGCGTGGCCGTACACTGAAAGCTGATCATGGCGGATGAAAAGGCGGGCAAGGGCGCCAAGGTGGTGCGGTTGCATCTCGACCAGGCCGGGGCGGCGGAGATCAGCGGCTTGGATGCTGACCGCAGGTCCGGCGGCGGGTCTGAAGGCGAGCCGCCGGACAGCCAAGAGCGACCGATCCAGTTCTCCGACGACGCCCTGGCGCTCATGCTGTCCGACCGGCTCGAGGGCAAGTGGCTGCACCTGGGCGCGAGCGATGTCTGGCTCCGCTGGGACGGCAAGCGGTGGGCCCCGGAGAAGACCAAGAAGTTGTGGGACGTGGCGCGCCGGATCTGCCGCACCGCGGCGGGGCACTGCCCGACCCCGCACTCGGCGGCCCAGGTGTCGTCGAAGAAGACGATCTACGCCATCGCCACGCTCGCCGGGACCGACCGGCGCCACGCCGCGAGCCTCGAGGAGTTCGATGTCAACCCGATGACCCTGAACACGCCCGAGGGGATCGTCGACCTCGCGACCGGGCGGGCGAGCCCGCACGACCCGGCGGCCAAGATGACCAGGATCACGCCGGTCGGGCCTAGGCTAACCGCAGGAAGGCTAACCGCAGGAAAGCCAACCGCAGGTTCAAGCGGCGGGCTCAAGGACGCGATGCTCAGCGCGGCGGCGCCGAGGTGGGAGCGCTACCTGCACGAGGCGACCGGGGGCGACAAGGAGCTCCAGGCGTATCTCAAGCGGATCGCCGGCTATTGCCTGACGGGCTCGATCGAGGAACACGCGGTGTTCTTCGCCTTCGGCCCCGGCGGGGCGGGCAAGAGCGTGTTTTTGAACGCGTTGTCGGGAATCATGGGGGACTATGCGACGACGGCGCCGATGGACGTGTTCACGGTGAGCCGCGGCGAGCGCCATCCGACCGAGCTGGCGATGCTGGCCGGGCGGCGGCTGGTGATCGCGACCGAGACCGAGGAGGGGCGGCGCTGGGACGAGGCGAAATTGAAGGCGATCACCGGCGGCGACCGGATCACCGCGCGCCAGATGCGCCAGGACTTCTTCAGCTTCTTGCCCACCTTCAAGCTGTTCATGGCCGGGAATTATCGCCCGACGGTGAGGAGCGTCGACGCGGCGATGCGCCGGCGCCTGAACATCGTGCCGTTCCAGCATGTGCCGCCCAAGCCCGACAAGAAGCTCTCGGACAGGCTCAAGCGGGAGTGGCCCGGGATCCTGGCGTGGGCGGTCGAGGGGGCGCTCGACTGGCAGAAGATCGGGCTCTCTCCGCCCGACGCGGTCCGCGCCGCGACGGGGGATTACTTCGAGGCCGAGGACGTGATCGGCCGCTGGATCGAGGAGCGCTGCGCGGTCGGCGTGGATCAGGCCGCGTTGACGCGCGAGCTGTTCGGCGATTGGAGGGCGTGGGCCGAGGTGGCGAAGGAATGGATTGGTAAGGAGCGGCAGTTCGCCGACGCGCTCAAGGCGCGCGGCTTCAAGCCGCGCCGGTTCACCGGCGGACAGCATGGCTTCAGCGGGATCGGTCTCAAGGAGGGCGGCCAGCAGAACCTGAGCCTGGCCGACAGCACTAGCGATGAGCCGTGGGAGCACTGAGATGCTGGTGGCGGAGGCGGCGTTCAAGCTGTGGATGCGGGCGTGCATCACGGTCGCCGTGGTCGATGCCACGACGGCGATCGCCGATCTTCATGCGAGCTGGATGGATTGGTCGCGGGGTGGGAATTATGAGCCGGTCAGCAAGCGCCAGTTGGGTCGGCTGCTCACCCGGCACAGGTTCGAGCGCTGCCGCCTGCTTGGCGGTGTGAGGGCGCATCGCGGACTAGCGCTTATTGGAGCGGATGAGGTGCTCCGGACCGTAGACGATACCGAGGTTAGGGCGGCCGTCGGCGATTGGATCAAGGATTGTTGCGCGAGAGGCCGGGGTGTGGTGGCAACTGTGGGCGAGCTCTACGAAAGTTGGAGCGCATGGGCCGAGGCAGCGGGGGAGTTCGCCGGCAAGCGGGCCTTCTGCCGGGCACTCGCCGCTCGCGGCTATCGGCGGTGCCGGCGGCACGGCGGGGTGAGGGCGCATTGCGGGTTGCGGTTGAAAGCGGCTAGGAGAGACCAGTTGTGAAGCATAAGGGAGACTGGCGAGACATTCCACGCCGGGTGTTTTGGTTAAGGGCTGTTACGTGTGTGTGCGCGTGTAACAGTGGTTAACGTTTAGAAGCGGCATGGAGTGTCTCATTAGTCTCCCTGAGAGCGGAAAGCAATTAAATATCAGGTGTTTATTCGATGACGGATGACAAGCGCGGCGGGAAAGGCAGCGAGGGCGAGGGCAAGGTCGGGCTGAGCGCGGCGCTGGACGCGGTCGGCAACGTGATCTCGCCGCCACACCTGGGCCAGGCGGAGCAGATGCCGCTGCCGATTGTCGTCGAGCCGGAGGGTGGCCAGCAAGGCGAGGACAGGGGAGGGGTGGAAGGCCAACCGCAGGGAGGCCAACCGCAGGTTCGCGGGCCGGGCCGGCCCAAAGGGTCGCGCAACAAGCGGACGGATGAGTGGGTTGACTATCTCCTGCGCGGCCGGCGGCCGCCGCTGTTGGTGCTCGCCGAGACCTATTCGCGGCCGGTCGATCAGCTGGCGAAGGAGTTGTCCATCACCAAGGGGGAGGCGTTCAAGCTGCAGCTTCTGGCCGCGAAGGAGCTCGCGCCGTATGTGCATCAGAAGCAGCCGCTGGCGGTCCAGGTCGATGCGCGCGGCGTCGTGACGCTGGTGATCGGGGGCGACTTGCCGGGTGGCGGCAGAGTGCCGGGTGGCGGCGGAGTGTCGGGTGGCGGCGGTGCGGGCGAAGGGGTGAGGGAGGAAGCGGGCGGCGTGGTGGTGATCGAAGGGCAAGTGATCGATGAATCCGGCGAGGAAGGCGGAAATGAATGATTTCAACAACTTAGGGCGTTGCGGCGAGCAAGAGTCTAACGGCTTGGAGTCTAACGGTTTGCCGAGAGCGGTTGGTTTTCCGCCGTTTTTAGCCGTGCGAACTGCTGATTTAAGATCAGCCGGGCTTGCCTTCGGCGAAGCCGGGCCGGTGCTGTGCTCGGTGACGAAGGGCGGAGGGTGGAAGCAGCTTGGGTATCCTCGGCCGAGGGCGCGATCGCGGCGAAGCCGGCACAACGATCGCGCTGCAGCCGGGCTGGGCGCGGCGAAGGCGGGAGCGGGCACGAGCGGGCGATGGAGGCGAAAGCCGGTGATGGCAAGGGATCGTAGGCCGGCCGGCGCGCCAAAGGATGGAACTGTTCTTGCCGTGGTGGTTGAGGGGGCGCCGGGTCTCGCCTCGCGCCACGGAGACGTATGGCTCGAGTTCCCGACTATGGTCCCGATAAGGCCGCCTGAAAGCTGGCGATATTTGCACAGGCGGCGGGATAGGGTGCGTCTGGCCTCCATAGCAGCACTACTGCGGAGGGTGGAGCGAACGGCATTCGCGTGTCTCCGGCGAAGCCTTCGGCGAAGCCAGGCCGACGAGCGGGCTGTCCGGTCTTCGCAGCCGCAGCGGCTGCTTCGCCGGCGGGCGGACTGATGGCGACTGACTTCTCCATCCGGTTCGACCCGCCGGGGCCGGTGGCGGCGGCCTTCATGGACTCCCCCGCCCGGGTCAAGCTGCTCATGGGCCCGGAGGGGAGCGGCAAGACCTCGTGCTGCCTGATGGCGAACGTGTTTATGGCGGTCCGTCAAGCCCCCTCGCCCATCGACGGGGTGCGGCGCTACAAGTTCCCGGTCATCCGGGACACCTATCGGCAGCTTGAGAAGACCACGATCCCGACCTGGAACAGATGGTTCCCGAAGAGCGTGGGCCAGTGGGTCGGCGGCGCGGGCGGCCAGCCCGCCACCCACACCGTTCTGATCGAGATCGACGGGGTGGGAAGGATCGAGATCATTGCCGAGTTCATCGGCCTGGGCGAGCACAAGATCGAGGATGTCATGCGCGGCTATGAGGGCACCTCGGCTTACATCAACGAGGCGGACCTCTTGTCCCGTGATGTGTTGACCTACGTCTACGGGCGGTGCAACCGCTACCCGCCGAAGGACGAGGGCGGGGCCACCGACTGGATGGTGACCTTGGACATGAACGCCCCGGACACCGACAACTGGACCTACAGCGAGTTCCTGGACCAGCCGACCGAGGGCTTCGCCTTCTTCCGCCAGCCGAGCGGCTTCTCGCCTCAGGCCGAGAATCTCCGGAACCTGAACAGTAAGATTGGTGACGACTACTACGGCGAGAAGGCCAAGGGGCAGCCGGAGTGGTATGTCCGGCGCTATATCCGCAACGAGTTCGGCTATTCGCGCGAGGGCAAGCCGGTCTATCCGGAGTGGTCCGACAGCCGCCACGTCGCGGCCCGGGAGCTCCTGCCGGTCGCCGGGATACCGCTCGTCCTCGGCCTCGACGCCGGCCTGACGCCCGCCGCGATCATCAACCAGCATATGCCGAACGGCCAGTGGCGGACCCTTGATGAGCTCATCGTCGGCGAGGACGAGTCGATCGGGCCGAGGCGGTTCGCCAAGATGCTGGTGCAGCTCCTGATCGAGCGCTACGACGGCTTCACCGGCACGGCATGGGCGGATCCGCAGACTGTTCACGGCGCCGATAGCGAGGGCGGCGAGCAGACTTGGCTGGAGATCGTCGAGGAGGCGCTCAAGGGCATCGGGCTCGCGGTCAAGCCGGCGCCGACCCAGGAGATCATCGCCCGCCACGAGGCGGTCCGGGGGCCGCTCGCCCGGTCGATCGACGGCGAGATCCCGGGCTATGTGCTGTCGCCGCGCTGCCGGATCCTCCGCAAGGGCTTCAACTCGGGCTACCGCTACCGCCGCCGGCGCGGCTCGGGCGGGCCCGAGTACGACCCGAAGCCGGAGAAGAACGCCTTCAGCCATCCCCACGATGGGCTGCAGTATGCCCTCTCCGGCGGCGGCGAGTATCACGAGATGAGGGGGCACCAGCGCCGGGAACAGGATCGCCGGCGGCTTCCGGAGCGGGCGATCATGGAGCCCGACGCTGACGACTTGGCGGCCTTCGGCGGGCGGCGGCCATGGTGATGCGGGAGCCGAGGTGATGATCTTGTGGCCGTGAGAATGACCACCGTCGAACCCACCACCCGGTCCCAGCTGCCACAGTGGACGCCGCCGCTCGTTCACGAGCGGTTCCGCCAGGCGGTCGATACGCTGCGCCGGCTACCGGGCCTGACCAACCGTGACGTGCCGCAGGGCTACACCAGCTCGTGGCCCGAGGTGATCCGCAGCTACGAAGAAGCCTATGGCTACGGGCCGGCGGCCTTCGGCCATGCCGCCGCCGAGCCCAAGGACATCGACCAGCTGGACGAGACCATCGGTTGGGCGAACGAGTGGCTCGATCCGGTCGAGCGGCAGCTGGTCTGGGGGCGGGCTTGGCGGTGCAGGTGGAAGGTCCTCACGGCGGAGCTTGGGCTCGGCCGGACGAAGGCGTGGCAGATGTGGACCGTCGCCCTCCTGAAGATCGCGACAAGGCTGAATCTAAGTGCCTGAAATCGCGTCGGAAAAGTGTTCGAACAAAAAAGTTGTGAACATTTCGAACAAAAACCGCTAGGTTTTGCCCCCAAGATTCGGGGGCGTGCGCCCTCGATGGCACGAAAACTCCAAACGCCGTCCGATCACACCCGCCTCCACCAGGCCGCCCTCCAAGGCTATGAATGACGCCATATTGAGGGCAGCACAGAGGGCCGTCAGCCCGCCGCTGCTTGCCTCCGGTAACGAGATTGTCAGCGCGGCGGAAGTGTTAAGGGCACTTGACAAGACCGTCAGCGTGCCTCGACTGCTCAACGCATTGGTTGTCTTCACCGACGCCTGCCACTTGTGGTCGGGCCGGCGCCTCAAGGCTGGTTTCCGCCACTGCTTCGTGCTCATCGACAAAGGCTCCGGTTGGCTTTTGTTGGAACCTCTGGCGCATCACACTGATATCTCGATCCTGGCAGAGGTTTCTGGGGATGAGATCGCCGCGTTCTACCGGGAGTTGGGCTATCGGGTGGTGCCGACGTTTGTTCGCAATGCCGTGCGCCGGCCCCTGCCTCCGGCCCTCTGCACCTGTGCCGAAGCGGTCAAGCGGGTCCTTGGGATCAGGGCGTGGTGGATCGTCACGCCGTTCCAACTGTTCAAGCATCTGACGAAAGGATCGTAGCGATGGCCGCGCTATTTGAGACCGTGAGGCCGCAGTTGCCACTGTCTGAGACTGCGAAGAGAGAGCTTCAGGGACGGACACGAGGGGGCCTTCTTGAGACTTCTGCCCTTTGAATCAGCCGACCTGAGAAAGAAATCAAGCAAGCGCCAGACGCGGCGCGAGGTGATCGGCAGCCGGGGCACTCTCGCCCAGACCGGCGACGGCACCGTGACCCGTAAGACGCTTTTAGGATCGTGACAGGAAAGGGATGAATCATGCCCAAGCGAAAGAGCAAAGCGCCTGAAATCAAGATGAAGGCCTCGGCCAAGCCGAAGACGAAGCGCCCGAGCGCGGCTGATATGTACGCTCAGGCGGTCGGGATCGTGAAGCGCGAGGCGACGGGCGTCATGGGTCTGGCCGAGGAGATGAAGCGGATCGCCGGAATGGCGAAGAAGCCCGAGATCAAGGACGCATTGGAGCAGGCATCGGCGGCTGCAGAGACCATCGCCAAGCGGCTGGGCGCCGCCGTGAAGGGAGCCTGAGCCATGACTTCACTGTTCAGCTCACCCAAACCACCGCCCTTGCCGTCGATACCGCCGTTGCCCAAGATCACCGATCCGGCGGTGGAGGAGGCGAAGCGCAAGGCCCGGCTCGCGGCACAGAAGCGGCGGGCCCGGGGCGGCAAGACCATTTTGACCAGCGGTCTGGGCGACGTGAGCGAGGCTCCGGTCGTACGCAAGACGCTGTTGGGAGCCTAAGGCCATGGCGACTTTGTACATCCAGGAATACGCCAAACTGGCCGTTGACGACATGGGGAAGCCGGTTCAGATCGGGCAGGAGCCGGCGTTGGCGAGCCAGACCGTCGCGATCGGCGGCGCGAGCGTGCAGTCGGCGGCCTTCAACGCACGGACGAAGTTCGTGCGCCTGCACACCGACGTGATCTGCAGCGTGAAATTCGGGGCTAATCCGACGGCGACGACCTCGGACGCCAGATTCGATGCTGGGGCGACGGAGATGTTTGGTGTCGAGGGCGGCGACAAGGTGGCCGTCATCTCCAACACGTAGGCAAGCGTGCGGCGTGATCATTGTTGATCCGGCGGCCATACGGGATACCGCGCGATGCCCGTGAAGGTGGCGCGGCGCGGGGATAAGTTCCGCATCGTCGAGGAGGACGGGACAATTGCGACGGGCGCGAAGGGCGCCCCGCGCGACGGCGGCGGCCACAGGAGCCGGGCCAAAGCCGAACGACAAGCCCGCGCCATAAACACGCCGGCGAGGAAGAGCGATGCCGTCGGGGCGCGGCTCGCCCGGGCCGGGCTGGTCAAACGCAGGAGGGGATGAGGGGGTGCCTTCGCACACGGCGGCCGAGCGGCGGAGGAAAAAACCATTGTCCGCGATCGCGGCCGGCATCAAGCGCCGGGGCACGAAAGGAGCGCTGCGCGCCATCGCCAAGCGCATGGGCCTGATCAAGGGCGATGAGACCTTGAGCGCGGCCGACCTGGACGAGCTTGCACGCCGCGGCAGCACGAAGACGAAGCGCCGGGCCGCGCTCGCCAGGACATTCGCGAAGCATCGGCCGCGATGACTAACATCTGTGGGCGCGGCAGTTGAAGGGATAGGTCAATGGCTGAGCACAGACACAAGACGGTTTTGAGCGGTGACGGCAAAGAGGATGTCACGGTTTCCATTAAGCGAATCAACAACGGCTGGATCATTTCAAGGACGGTTGAGAAAAAGGGCAAGAAGGGGGAGCCGTCAGATTTCCAGACAACGAAGACATATTCCGCCGTGAACCCAGAGATCACCGTGAACATGAGCGAGCCCGCGCTGGAGCGCGCGGGCTTGGTGCGGAGGAAAGCGTAGAAGCCGTGGCCGAGCAGGCGAAGGATCTGATAAGCCGGTTCAACCGGCTCAAGGCCGCGCGATCGACCTGGGAAAGCCACTGGCAAGAGCTGGCCGAGCGGTTCCTGCCCCGGCGAGCCGACTTCACGGCACAGCAGACGGCGGGGGCCAAGCGCACGGAAGACAACTTCGACGGGACGCCGATGCAGGCCGTGAGGGGCTTGGCGTCGGCCCTCGACGCCATGCTCAAGCCCAAGACCTCGAACTGGGCCGAGGTTCGCGCCGAAGACGAGGAGCTGAACGAGGACGATGGTGTCAGGGCGTGGCTCGAGAACAGCACACGGCTGACACGGACCGCGATATATTCGCCTGGGGCCAAGTTTCTGGAGCGGACCGGCGAGGTCGACAACGATCTCGTGACCTTCGGAACCGGGCTGTTGTTCATCGGCGAGAAGCTGGGCAAGGGCGAGCTGTTGTTCCGGAGCCTGCGGCTCGCGGACACCTACATTGCGGAGAACGCGGAAGGTGACATCGACACCGTCTTCCGCACCTTCAAATACACCGCGCGCCAAGCCGAGCAGGCGTTCGGCCGCGAAGCGTTGGGAGAAAAGGTGCGCGCGGCGCTGACCGACGATGAGCCGGACAAGGAGTTTCGTTTCCTGCACGCGGTCTTCCCGCGCCGGGAACGCGAGCCTGGGCGGCTCGACAACCGGAACATGCCTTTCGCCTCGTTCGTGATCGAGATCGCTTCCGAGCATGTGATCGAGGAGAGCGGATTTCACGAGTTCCCATTTGCGGTACCGCGGTGGGACACGGCCACGGGTGAAGTCTACGGCCGCTCGCCCGGGATGCTGGCCTTGCCGGACGCGAACACCCTGAATGTGATGGGCAGGACGATGCTCAGGACCGGCCAAAAGATAGCCGACCCGCCGCTCCTTGCCCCGGACGACGGCGTGATCGGCGCGCCTCGGCTGTTCCCGGGCGGCATTACCTATTACGACGCCTCTTTGTTCCGCCGCGGCGGCGGAGTGCCGATCCAGCCGCTGCAAACCGGGGCCAATCTGCCCCTGACGCTGGAGATGCAGAACCAGACCCGGGAACAGATCTGGGCGGCGTTCTTCCGCAACGTTCTGCAGCTTCCGGTACCAGGCAAGCAGATGACCGCGACGGAGATCCTTGAGCGTCGGCAGGAATTCCTGCGGGTCATCGGCCCGACATTCGCCCGACTGGAAACGGGCTATATCGCTCCGATCACCGAGCGGGTATTCGGCATTCTTCTCCGGGCCGGCGTCTTCGCCGAGCTGCCCGAGGCGCTTCGGGGCCGGCGCGTCAAATTCGAATACGCCTCCGCAATTCAGAAAGCGCAAAAACAGATCGAGATCGCGGCGGCGATGGCCACGATCGATGTGCTGGCGCCGTTCGTGGCGGCGGATCCGACAATCATGGACAATTTCGACAGTAACACGATCGCCCGCGACGTTGCCGAGGGGAGCGACATGCGGCCAAGATGGATACGCCCGATCGAACAGGTGCAGGAGATAAGAGAGGCGCGCCGACAGGCGCAGGAAGCGGAGGCCGCGAAGGCCGACGCCGAACGCTTGGCGGAAGGAGTCTCCAAGCTGCCGCTGGGACAGCCATAGGGCTGACTGGGCCGGACAGTGAAATTGCCACGGTGGTTGTCGCGACGTTTGCGCGAACAACCGGACATCGAGGGCTTTCTCGAGGATTTGAGACGCGCCGAGCTCGGCCCGCGCTACACGGAGACGGATCGCTGGCGGGATTTCCGCCGAGTTTTCTTAGACACCGCGGAAGGCCGCCGCGTGCTTAACCAGGTGCTTGCATGGTGCCGCCTGTTAGATTTGTCCTATGTAGAGGGCGACGTTTACGAGACACACGTCCACGAAGGCGCGCGGAAAGTGGGGCTGCAAATTTTCACGGCGCTCAATACGGAGCCCGTCAAGCGGCCTAAGATAGCCGAAACAGAGAGACAAGAAGAGGAGTGAAGGTGATTACTGAAATCCCCCGCGACGAGCATGGCATAGCGCATATCGTTATGTTTTCTGGCGGGCTTGGATCTTTCGCCGCTGCGCAGCGTATCGTAGACAAACACGGAGCGGCGGCCGTTCTTCTATTGTTTGCTAATACGTTGATCGAGGACGAAGACCTCTACAGGTTCATGGAAGAAGGTGCGGAGTATTTAGGGGCGCAGTTGCTCATTCTAAAAGAGGGTCGTGATCCCTGGCAGGTGTTCTTTGATGTGAAATTTCTCGGCAACCCGCGGATTGATCCGTGTTCCAAAGTTCTAAAGCGGCAATTCTTGAGGAAGTGGATCGAGGCGAGATGCGAAGCAAGTGCTGCTGTTATCTACTTAGGCATTGATTGGACGGAGGAACACCGCTTTATCGCGGCGCAGAAGTATTGGATGCCGTGGGTCGTTGAGGCTCCGCTTTGCACCCCTCCGCTAATCCTGAAAGACGATATTCTCCACATGTTAAAGGCGGCTGGCATCGCGCCTCCCAGGTTGTACGAAATGGGATTCCCGCACAACAACTGTGGTGGGTTCTGTATCAAAGCCGGGCAGACTCATTTCCGGCTACTGCTAGAGAAAATGCCTGAACGGTACGCCTACCACGAGCAACGTGAGCAAGAATTGCGGAAGTATCTTGGCAAGGATGTGGCAATACTTGTTGACCGCAGTGGGGGCGGTCCACGGCGCCCTCTGACCCTGCGCGATTTTCGTAAGCGCATTGAGGCTGGGGAGCAGGAAGAATTATTTGATTGGGGTGGTTGTGGCTGCTTCAGCCCTGCGTAGCCCCCCGTTTCTTGAGAAATCCCGATCTGTTGAAAGAAGGAGTTGAGACATGCCGGAGCCTTTCAAGCCTGGTACGACCTTTACGAAAAGGATAACTCGGGGACCGAACAAGGGCGACAGGGTGCGCTTCCGGGTTGGTCCGAGTGGGAAACCGTATCCCATTCGAGTGTTGTCCGATGTCGGGGCGCGCAGCACCCTGAGAGACAACCCTGGTGTGAAGTTCGGTCGCGGTAGTCGTGGCGTCGGGATGCTTCTCGCCCGTGCCGGCTTGGCCAAACGCCGGAGGGGAAAACGGAAAAATTCAAAAACGTGAGGCTGCAAGCGGCCCGTAGCGGCCGAAACAGAGAGACGAGAAGAGGAGTAGAAGGTGATGACGGACCCGGGAAGTTCGGACAATCCGACGGAATCAGAAGACGCATCGTTGAAGGAGGCCGGCGCGGCGGTCACCGAATCCGAACAGGCGGCGGCGGCGGCGGATCAGACCCTCAAGGACGCCGAGGCGGCCCTTGAGGGTGCGGACGAAGACGGCAGGGATGCCGCGGCGTCGGCTGTCGAGGCGGCGCGGAACAAGGCCGTCGAGACGGGGCGCGGGCTTGCCGTGGCGCAGACTCGAGTCGAAGAACGCCAAGGATTCGCCAAGGCGAGAAAGACCACTGTGGTGCCGGATTGGCGGGAGGGTCTGCCGAAAGAGCACCGGACGGTGGCGAAGAAATTCACCGGCCCGGCCGATGTCGTGAAATCCTATGCCGAGCTCCAGAAGAAGCTCGGTAGCGCGATCAACCTTCCGGCCGAGGACGCCAGCGAGGAAGAGATTGCCACCTTCCACAAGCAATTGGGGCGCCCGGACAAACCCGAGGACTATGTGCTCGAGCCGCCGGACCTCTCGGCGCTGGGCGAGGAGTTCAGCTACAACGAGGAACTCGACGCCCAAGCCAGGACATGGTTCTTCAATGCCGGTGTCAGCCAGATCGTGGCGCAGGAATTGTTTGACGGCTACAACAGCTGGGCGCTTGGAATGGCCGAAGCCATGGCCAACCGTGATGCCGATGCCATGGAAAAGGCAAAGACGGAGCTCAAGAAGGAATGGGGGCCGGATTACGACGCGAACATGGATTTCGCCAACCGCGGGCTCCAAACTTTCTTCGGAAAAGATGCGAGAAACATAACGCTGGCCGACGGGACGGCGATAGGATCGTATCCGGTCTTCGCCCGTGGGCTCGCGGAGATCGGCCGATTGGCCGGCGAAGCCAGGCTGTTGACCGGGGAGGCGGACGACGAGAGCCGCCAGACGTTGGAGGAGCGGCTGAAGGAGTTGCAGGCTCGCGGCGATTACTGGACCGACCCGAAAATCCAGACGGAGGTGCGGGCGATCAACGACCAGCTCTACGGCACGGCACCGGCCGACCGGCCTGCGGAAGTGGCGTAGGAGCCAGGATTGCTGGCCCCAGGATTGCTACATCCAACGCATAACCAGACCCAAGCTGACCGCGGCGGGAGGAGCCATTGAGAACATTTGCATGAGGTGAAAATTGGATTTGTAAAGTTTACCAGGAGGGCGAACGCCGTTCGCCATCCGATCCGGGACAACCCGCCAGGGCCCCACCCCCATTTGCGCAGAAGATGAAGGCCCTGCTGAGGCACATGCAGCGCGGGCCCGCAAGGACAACCCCGATGGCAGCCGAAGAGGCAGGACAACCGCTCTGAGTGCGCTCAAGCAGCAACTCAGAAGAGGAACATTGTCATGTCTACGAGCGTCTCACTAAGCTTCAAGCGCCAGTATGAGAGCGAGGTGCATATGGAGTACCAGCGCATGGGCTCCAAGCTTCGCAATACCGTGCGTACGAAGAACAACATCAAGGGTGAATCGACGACGTTCCAGAAGATCGGGACAGGCGTGGCGACGACCAAAACCCGCCACGGCAACGTGCCGACCATGAACCTGGACCACACGCCGATCATCTGCGCACTTTCCGACCACTACGCGGCGGACGACGTCGACAAGCTCGACGAGATGAAGCTTCAGCACGACGAGCGCAAGGCCATCGTCCAGTCGGGTGCGTTCGCGCTGGGCCGGCAAACCGACCAGCTTCTCATCGACCAAGCGGTCACGACCACGACCATCGTGGTCGCCGCCGCCACCGGCTTCACCAAGGCCAAGGCGCTCAGCGCCTTGGAGACCCTTGGCAACAACGACGTGCCCGACGACGGCAACCGCTTTGCTTTCGTCGGCTGGAAGCAGTGGACCGAGATCCTCGATATCCCGGAGTTCAAGGACGCGGATTTCGTGGGCGACGACAAGCTGCCGTGGAAGGGCGTCCAGGCCAAGATCTGGCTCGGTACGCTCTGGGTGCCACACTCCGGTCTCACCAAGGTCGGTTCCGACCGGCAGTGTCTGTGGTACCACAAAACGGCTTTGGGCCATGCCATCGGTGAGGACATCACTTCCGACATCTGGTGGAACGGCGAGAAGCAGATGCACCGGATCACCAATGCGATGTCGATGGGCGCGTGCCTGATCGACTCCAACGGGGTGGTCCGAATCGACTGCCAAGAGTAAGGAGGGCTGAATCATGGCATTTAGTGCAAGTAACTTTTCCATGCTCGTGACTGCCAACGCCTTCCAGCTTTGGCAGTACAAGTCTAGCGCCGACACGCTGGCCACCATCATGACGGCCAACTACTTCGACAACGCAGTCGATGAGCTGCGCGTCGGCGACCTCATCATCGTTCGCGACAGCGGGGACCTTACAAGCCTGATCCGTGTGGTCTCGAACGACGGTACGACCGTGGTGGTCGCCAGGGACGCGGCTTACGAGAAACAGGCGGTGAACCCTGACACTTCCGGGCTCGCCGTGGCCGCGCTGGAAACCGAAGTCAACGAAGTCAAGGCGGCGCTGCGGGCGGTTGGCATTATCACCACGTAGAAAAGAGCGTCAATCTGACAACGCTCAAAGGAAAGGTGCCCCGTGGCGTTCCGCGCTGCGGGGCATCTTTGACTTGAACCCTGGACCTCCATGAAAGGGGATAATCCATGATGAAACTCAATGCGCCTGACCTTCAAGTCAGCTATTGCGGATCGCGTGGGTTCGCGAAGTGGATCTATGTGACTCCCAGAGCCTTCGACGATGTTCTCTCGCCCAACTATTTCGGCCGCGGCGGACAGTCCAACCCCCTGCTCTGGGACAGAATCGAGATCATCGCCGAGTTCAAATCCAACGAGCCGGAGATCGGGGAGGTGATTGTCACGCTCTCCGAGCCGGGCTACGTCGAGGTGAAGACCCTCTGGCGGAAGAGGGTCGGCGCCGAGGCTGGCGACCACACGAAGGGCCAGGCCAAGATGACCAGGATCATCTCGGCGATCGGGGGGCTTGACCCGACCGACGAAGCCTCTTTTGAGGCCGACGGCAGACCAAGGCTTGGGGCTCTCCAGCAGGTCGTTGGGCCGATCTCCGCCGGCGAGCGGGACAAGGCGTGGTCGCTCTACAAGGCCGCGCAGCCGCCGGCGCCCGTCCCCCGTAGCCCTGCGGAGGGTGAATCGGCAGTGCCGAAGACCAAGGCGGCATGAGGGAGCGATGGCCTCCGAAACCGGTATTTGCAACGAGGCGCTTTCCGAGATCGGCGGCGCCTCGATTCTGGCGCTCGACCAGGACGACAAGAACGCCCGTGAGTGCAACAAACGCTACGCCTCGTTGCGCGACAAGCTCTTAAGGGCGCACCCGTGGAACTTCGCGGTTGCCCGGGCGAAGCTCGGCCAGCTTTTGGCCGCGCCCACCTATGAGTTCGACTTCGCCTACCAGCTTCCCTCGGACTGGCTGAGGACACTATCGGTCCACAACAATGACGCCGGGGTGGGTTCGGTCGAGTACCGGATCGAGGGCCGGAAGGTGCTGTCCGGCGCCGGTGAGCTGTGGCTGCGCTACATCCACCGGGTCACCGATCCGAACACCTTCGACGAGCTGTTCACGGAGGCGTTGATATTCCGCCTGGCCTGGGCGTTGACGCGGCCTCTCACTCAGTCAGGCACGCTCGAGCAATTGAAGCGTGAGGCCTTCGAGGCCGTGATGCGCAAGGCCCGCAGCGTCGATGCCCAGGAAGACTTCGCCGAGGCCTTCCCCGAAGGCTCCTGGGTCACGGACCGCGACGGCGGCTTTCAGCGTGACCGAACGGGCGGGTCGGAGAATTTATAGCCATGGCCGATAATGCCTAGAGCCACGCCGCTTCAGGTCAGCTTCAATGCCGGCGAGTTTTCAGCGCGCATGGAGGCGCGGGTCGATTTCAGCAAGTACCGCAACGCCTGCAAGAGGCTGGAGAACTTCATCGCGCTGCCCCAGGGCGGCGCCCAGCGCCGGGCGGGACTGAGGTTCGTCGCCGAGGTGAAGGACTCGGCCAAGAAGGCCCGGCCCATTCCGTTCGAGTTCTCGGTCGTCCAGGCCTACATCATCGTGGCGGGCGACCTCAATTTCCGGTTTTACAAGGACAAGGGGGTTATCACGGTTGCCGCCACCGACGCGGCGATCACCAACGGCACCTTCGATTCTGACATCCTGGGCTGGGACGACCGCAGCACCGGCACGGGCTCTATTTCCTGGAACTCGGCCGGCTACATGAATCTGAACGGCGCCGGCGCGGCGAATGTCGGCTGGGCCGAGCAGGACATCACGACCACCAATACCGGCCAGGCCCATGTCCTGAAGTTCCGGGTGATCGGGGCGGCCGGGGACAAGATCAAGCTCCGCGTCGGCACGACCAGCACCGGCGGCGAGTTGGTCAACGATGTGGAGTTCGCCGCCGGCTATCACTGCTACACCTTCACGCCGACGGCCTCGCCGTTCTTCGTCCAGTTCCGCAACGAGAACAATAAGACGCTCGGAATCGACGATGTGGCGCTGATCGCAGGCGCGCCGGTCGAAATTGACGGATCGTATCTGGAGGCCGATCTTTCCGAGCTTCAGTTCGCCCAGACGGCGGACATCATGTACCTGGTCAACCCGGACCATCCGGTACAGAAGCTCAGCCGATCGGGCCACACCTCCTGGTCGCTGACCGAGGCGGACTTCATCGACGGGCCGTATCTGGTAGCAAACACCGATACGGCCAAGACACTGACGCCCAGTGCGATCATGGGCAACGGCATCACCATCACCGCGGCTGGGCAGAGCCTGTTTGCCTCCACCGACGTGGGCCGGCTGGTCAGGATCGACGAGGGGGCGAACTACGGCTATGCCAGAATCGTCGGCTTCACCAGCGCGACCCAGGTCACGGCCGATGTGAAAAAGGACTTTGTGAGCGCCACGGCGCAGTCCAAGTGGCGGCTTGGGGCGTGGTCGGGAACGACGGGCTATCCCAGCTGCGTCGCCTTCTACGAACAGCGGCTTTACCTGGCGGGGAGTTCTGAAAAGCCACAGACGCTTTGGGGGTCGAAGTCGGCCGTGCTGGAAGATTTCACGCCGGGCACGGCCGACGATGATCCGGTCAACTACACCATTGCGGCCGACCGGGTGAACGTGATCGAATGGCTTTCGCCGGGCCGGCAGCTCGCGGTGGGCACGGCCGGCGGCGAGTGGACCGTGCAAGCTTCGTCGCTCGACGATCCGATCACGCCGTCCAACGTTCAGATCAAGCGCCAGACCACCCACGGCAGCGCCTCCATAATGCCGAAGCGGGTGGGCCATGCGGTGTTGTTTCTCCAGCGCTCTCGACGGGAGATTCGCGAATTCGCCTTTAACTTCGAGCTCGACAGCTTTAGCGCGCCGGACCTCACTATTCTGGCCGATCATGTGAGCCGCGCCGCGACCGTCGCCACCAGCGGATTCACCGACATGGACTACAGCCAGGTTCCGGACTCGATCCTGTGGTGCGTGCGGGCGGACGGGGTTCTGGCCGCGCTCACCTACCAGCGCGCCGAGGACGTGATCGGCTGGGCCCGGCACATCACCGGTGATCCGAACGATAGGGACGACGGAGCCTTCGAGGGCGTCGCCGTCATTCCCGGCGTCCAGGAAGATGAGGTGTGGGTCGTCGTCAAGCGCGTGGTGGGCGGGCAGACCAAACGCTATATCGAGTTCTTCGAGACCCGCGATTTTGAAAACCAGAACGACGCCTTTTCCGTGGATTCTGGCCTATCTCTTAACAAGTGGAACACCGACACGGCCAAGACCCTGACATTGACCGGCGGCGGCCCGTGGGCGACGGGCGATGCGACATCGATGACATCATCCGGTCACACGCCATTTCTCTCCGGTGATGTAGGCCAGATATGGTCGCTCGGCCGCGGGCGCGACCAGGTGGCGGTCGAGATCACGGCCTTCGCCTCGGCCAGCGACGTGGGCGTGAAGTTCTTAGGCGCAGTGCCGGCGAGCCTTCGCGCGATCGCCACCAGCGATTGGCTCGACCCGGACGATAAGGTGACCACGGTTGCCGGCCTGGATCACCTGGAAGGCAAGGAGGTCGATATCCTGGCCGACGGTGCCGTGCATCCGAGCAAGACGGTCTCGGCGGGAAGCGTTACCTTGGAATCGGCGGCCGGCAAGATCCACGCAGGCCTGAAGTACAGCTCGGTCATCGAGACCCTGAAGGTGGCGGCCGGGGCCGCCAGAGGGACGGCGGTCGGACAATTGAAACGCATCGACGGCGTGAGCGTGGTCTTGCTCGACAGCATCGGCATGAAAATCGGCCCTGACGAGGCGACGCTCGACGTGGTGCCGTTCCGATCCACGGCCGATCCGATGGACGCGGCGGTGCCGCTGTTCACCGGCGAGAAATTCGTGTCCTTCCCAGGGGATGTTGATACCGACACGCGTATCGTTATCGAGCAGACCCAGCCCCTGCCGCTCATGGTGCTCGGAGCGGCGGTCCATCTCAAGGTCGAGGAGCGGTGAGGGGGCTAGTGCCACACAGCCGTCAGCCGTCAGCCGTCAGCCGTCAGCCGTCAGCCGTCAGCCTGTCAGCCGTCAGCTTAGATTTTTGCTGAGTGCTGAGTGCTGATCGCTGAAATGTGCTCAAGGAGCGCAACATCGGCCGGGGATGGTGTTGTGCCCGCGAAAGTCACCCATGGGGCTCCACGGGGTTCCTACGCGGTCCAGAGGGCATCTCAGCCGCGACTTGTTCCCTTCCGATCGGAGCACTTACGGCGCTTCCGCCCTGGGCGGTTCGACCGTCAGGCTATGGCCGGGGTGATCAGAGGCAGCGCGGTTCAGGCGTACGCGGGCCGCGCGGTCAGCATGGTTGTGGGGGGGAGGGTGCTGGCGATCGGCGGTGCGGCTGAGGTAGATGGCGTCGTTAAGGCATGGGCTTTAGTGTCAGACGAGGCGAGAGAGCGGTATCCGGTTTTTTTGCACCGGAGCCTCAAGCGGGGATTGAAGTGGATTACCGAGGATGTTGGTGCCGATATAATCGAACTTGCCGTGGCTGATGGATTCAGAGGGGGGCATGAGTGGGTCAAAAGACTCGGATTTATCGTATTTGGAGAACAGTTTAAAGACGGTTTTGTAAGGTACATGAGATGGTAGTATTGGGGGCCACGGCCTCCGCGGGAGCAATCGCGGCTGGCTCGGCGGGTAAAGGTGCCTTCACCGTCGGGAGCATCCTAACCGGCATCAGTGCCTTCACCAGTGCGGTTGGCGCGATCCGGCAAGGACAGGCGGCCGCGGCCCAGGCGGCGTTCCAGGCCCGTGTCTTCGAGCAGCAGGCCGCGTTCGAGCAACAGCGGGCGGCGCGCCGGGAGGCGGTTTTCCGCCGCGATGTCAGGCGCTTCAAGGGCACCCAGCGGGCGCTTCTCGCCAAAAGCGGGGTCAAGGTGGAAGAGGGCTCCCCGCTTCTCTTGCAGGTGGAGACGGCGGCCCGGGCCGAGCTCGAGGCGCTCACGATCCGGGCCGGCGGCGACATCACCTCGGCTCGGCTCCGCCAGCGGGCCATCCTCGAGCGCATGGCCGGGGGCTCGGCGCGGACGGCTGGGGTCATCGGCGCCGGGGCGTCGTTGCTGAGCGGGGCCTCGACCATCGCCGAGAACCTGGCCTAGTCGAAATGGTCGAGAAGCTGCTGCTCCCGGGCCGGATAGGGGTCTCGCGCCAGGAGGGCGGGCGCCGTGCGCCCGGCCTTGAATCCATCGAGCGCGTGGCGCGTCCGACAGATCCTGGGGTGGCGGTGCCGCCGGGGGCGTTCGGCCAGGAGACAGGACGGGCAATTGCGGGTCTTGGGGCCGCCGGCGCCGAATTCGCGGCCGCCGTTGAAGTGCGCCGGAAGCGCCTGCAGCGCATCGATGACGCGAACTATCTCGCCGAGAAAAAGGACGCGTTCGGTGTCGGCGTGGCGGAGATCAACGAGCGGTTCACGCGCGAGGGTAATCCCGCCGAGCCCGGAGCTGTCGCGGCCTACATGGCCGAGATCGGTGCGCTTGAGAAGAGGATTCTGGGCGTTCCTCCGGCGGGCGTCAGCCAGGAAGTGATCGCCGAGACCCAGATAGTTCTCGGCGAGATGGCGACGAGAGCCGAGATTCTGGCCATAGCAAACTCAGGCGCGGCGGCCGAGAAACTCGCCCGGGACAATCTCGCCAAATCCATCAACGGGATCGTTTCCGATTCCGCCCGGGTGGCGGAGATCGGCGCTCCGGATCTGGCGATCCAGCACCTCGAGGAACAGCTGGAGCGGGTGGAGGGCGCGGCCGCGCTCTTCGATGACATCTTCGGCAAGGACGTGGAACGGGATACGAGGACGGGCGCGCGGCGCGATGTCATATTGGCCTTTACCGGAGGGCTCGTGCGGGCGGGGCATTTCGAGGCGGCGCAGGAGATTTTGGCGCGTTTTGCCGAAGACCTCGATGCGGGGCAGCAGGAGAGCCTCGCGGACGATATCTCTCGGAAGGCGACGGCCGCGTTCAAAGCGGACTTCAAAACCCTGTCTGCCGACGCTCGCGACGCGCTTTTTGTCCTCTACGGAGATGGACGCGATCCGGAGGGGCTGGATGAACTGCTCGTAAGTTTGGAGAGTGCCGCCGGTGATCCGCGCGCCGACGACCAGAGCGCAGAAGCTGCGGCAAGCCTTGCGACGGAAGTTCTGACGGCCCTTGAGGATCGCGACGAGATCATCACTTTCGCCGCGAAATCTCCGACGGTTCAGGCGCTCGAAATCACAGACGCAGCGGCGCGCCAGGCCCCGACGAAGCGCGCCGTGGTGTTGTTGGAAGCCAAACGGGCGATCTTGGCCGGGCAACAGAAAATGCTTGAGGCTGGCGAGGCTCTCGATCTCGCGGCGGCCATCGACATCATAGACGAGATAGCGCCTCTCGAACCAAGCGATCCGGAAATGATCGAGACACGGATCCGGCAACGGGATATCGCGGAGGAGCATTTCGACCGGCCAGTTTCGCTCCTGCGTCCCGCAGAGGTCGATGCCATTGCTGATGCGTACCAAAGGGCTGATCGTGCGGGCAAGCTCGAAATCGTGGATCAGATCGCGCGAACGATCGCCCCGGAAATGCCGGAGATATTCGAGGCCCTCGCGCCGAAGAATCCGGGCCTGGCAATCGCCTCCCAGCTGATGCTCATTGAGACTCCGCCGGAGGCTCGTGAGGCGGCAAACTTGATTATCGGCGGCGGGGCGTTTCGCGGGACGCTCAAGAGTGAGAAGGCGGTTGAGAGATATGTTCTAACGAAACTGTTGCCGTTGTTCCCGATCACCAAAGAGGGCTTCGTCGATCAGGGGGGCAATGCCGTGCGCCAACTCACAGAGGCGGCGCTCAATGTTTATATCGGCTTGAGTTTGGCGGCCGCGCGTGATGACCCAGACGTTCTCTCTCAGACCGAGACTGATCTTGACACTGATCGGGCGGACAAGGCGATAGCACTTGTTACGGGAGGCGTTTTGGAGCTCAACGGCGGGGCCTTCATCACGCCGGTCTATGGCATGAGCGAAAGCGAATTCGAGGATCAATGGGAAGGATTCGAGACCGGCAATTTCGTCGATGCGAGCGGCGGCCTGCCGGTGGCGGGCCGCGGGACCGCAGTTCAGGACGTTCCGATCGAGAGGATTGTCGAAGAGGCTCGGCTGGTTTCCGAGGCCCCTGGGCGGTTCCAAATCTGGATGCAGAGCCCGAGCGGGGACTACTTCCCGCTCAGAAGCTCGGAGACCGGCGACCGCTACGTTCTCGACTGGGGCATTGCTTTAGAAGCGGGGGCTGGCTTCCGTCGTCAGACGCCGCCGGTGCGCCGCGCCAGCGGTGCGAAAACGCCTGTGTTCCCGGAGACGGCCGGTGAGTTCGGCCAATGACCGTGTTCCTCGACGAGAACAGCCGTCGCGGCGTCGACCGGCTGACCAGCGACGTTCTTGCCTCGACTCCGGGCGATCTCTATACGGCCGCCCTTGGGTCGTTCATCAAGAACGAGCAGAGCGATTCGGCGGCCGGCGCCAAGGGGGATTTGCTTGCGAGCCAATTCCGCCGTGCCCAGGCCCTCGGCATCGATCTGCCACGAAGCGACCACCTGAACCCATTTGATCCCCTCGGCAACCGCGAGCTTATCCTCCAAAGACCCAGCGAGCGCGGCGATCTGCGGTTTGGCTATGACGAGGCCGTGAGGAGGGCGAACGATACGCTGGCCGAAACGCCGGATGAGGAGTCTTTCCTGACGGTCTTTGAAATCGAGACCCGCGTGTTGGAAGAGGCTGTCGAGGCCAGGGAACGGGCCGAGGAAGTCAGATCGATGGTTGTCCCCGGCTTCCAAAGCACATTGGCGGAATTCGGCGCGGTTGGTGTCGGCGTCATCACCGACCCGATCAATGTTCTGGCTTTCACCGCGGTTGCGCCCATAGCCCTCCAAAGCCTCGGCACGGCTATTCTCCTCGAGGGCGCGACGGGCCTTGTCTCGGAAGCGATTATTCAGACCAAGGTCGTGCCCTTCCTCATGGAGCAGGGGATGTCGCGCGAGGAGGCGCTGGCGCTCGCGGCGGAAAAGGTCATCTCGGCCGGCGTTTTCGGCGGGCTGTTCGGCGGCCTTGGATTCGGTGTGTTCAAGCTCGGCGCGGCGGCGTTCAGGAAGTTCCGGCGCGGTGACGCCAAGGTGATCGACCAAGTGCTCGATGGGCTTGACGCCAAGCGCGAGCAACTGACGCCGGACCAGCGCGATGCCCTGGACGTGCTCAAGGAGGTGCGGGAGGCGGAGAGGACCGCGCCGTTCAAGAGCCGTGACCCCGATGCCGTGGGCGAGCATCTGGAGAACCTGGCGGCGGCGGAGGAGGCCGCGAAAGCCGGGCGGCCGGTCGATCTCCCGCACGAGTCGATCATCGAGCGGACCGAGGCCGGAGCCCAGCGCGTCATCCCGGGGGCGGAGCGGATCAGCGAGCGGGAGTTGGCGGAACGCGGGATCGCGGCGCCGCTCAGGGCCAAGAAGGGGCAGCTCGCGGCGGACGAGGGCCTGTTCGACGTCGCGGCGCGCCGGCAGATCGATATCGTCGATGAAGCCAGACGATTGGCGCGGGAAGCCAAGACCGAGCCCGAGGACGAGCTCGACAGGCTGTTGAACGAATTGCGGACAGGGCGGGCACCGGGCGGCAAATTTGCCAAGAAACCCCAAACGCTGAACGCCTTTGTGAAAAGGATCGGCGGCGTGAGGGACGAGAGCGGCGAACTCGCGGCGCGGGACATGACCCCCAAAACAGCGAAGGGTCTGGTTAAAAAGAAAGCCGGGTTGCCCGCCGATGAAGTGGGGCTGCAGGCATTTGAGGCCGGATTCTTCCGCGAGCGGCCGCTCATCTCGGAACTGTTCGAGGCCATGGGTGATGAGTTCGCGGGCAGGCGGCCGCTCATTCGTCCTCGTGACGAGCCGCTCGTGGTCCATGAGGAAATCCTTGAAGAGTTCGGCAGGGAACTGGATGAGCTCGGTATCGACCTCAAAGCGATGAGCAACGCCGAGGTCCGGCAAAGGCTGGACGCGGCGGCGCGGGCGGCACCGGCGATCGACGAGTTGGCCGGGCTCGAGGGCGACCCGCTCAAGGCGGCCCGCGCGGTCGGGGAAATGGCCGATAACATCCCGGCACGGATCCGCGAGCTGGAGGATTTGATGGCCCAGGCCGACGAAATCGGCATCGGCGGGCGGGAGGCGATCGAGGTCGATCTCGACACCCTGGAGATACCGCTGCCGGACGGCCGCATCGTCACGGCCAGGAAGTTCTTCGAACTGCAAAAGGAAAAGGATAAGATCGTGGACGCCTTTTTCGCCTGTGTGGGGATCGCATTATGAGCGTGAGGAAGTGTTTTCGAGCGAAGGGGCTCACCGGGGCGGAGGCCGAGGAGGCGCTGAGATTGCGCGACCTCATCCTGGGCCAGGAACGCCTGAACTTCGGCGCCGAGACCGGTGCGGCGGTGAAGGCCGCCGACATCAGGACCGCGAAGCTCCTCAAGCGGCGGGCGCTCGAACACAAGTATCAGGGTCTCTTGCAGATCCAGCGCTTGGCGGCCGTGCTCAACCTCGCGGAGCGCCATCCGAAAGGCCTGGGCAACGGCATCCAGGCCCAGACCGGCTTCGACATCCACCACAGCATGAACGACGTGCCGAACCTGGAGACGCTGCGCACCATCCACCTCGGCGACGCCCAGGAGGTCATGGCCGAGGCCATCTTCAAATTCCGAATCAAGGCCGCCGGATTGAAGCGCGACCTGGAAGGGGAGGAAAACCTGATCCGGGCGATCTTCGGCGAGAAGACCGGGGACGAATCGGAAGGCTTCGCCGCCGGCTGGTTCGCGGCGAGCGAGACGGGAGTCGCGAAGCTGCGGTTGGCGGGGGCCATCGTCCCGGAGCTGAGCGAGCGCTTCCCCAACCGTCCCTGGCTCCTGCCCAATCCGGTCCATGACCATGTGGGCATCGCGCTCGCCGCCGGCGGCAGGCGGAAACCGCGGAGCCTCGGCATGGTCAGGAAAAGCACCGACGCCGACCGCGACGCCTGGATCGCCGACGCGGGGAGGTGGGTCGAAGTGGTCGATTTCGAGACCGACGACATCGCCGTCGGGCTGAGGAAGGAGCTGATACTGCGCGAGGTGTGGGAGACGCTCGCGACCGACGGGTTGAACAAGATCGAGCCGGGCGCGCCGGGGGGGCTCAAGCTCGGCAACCGGCGGACCCTGCCCCGGGTGCTGTTCTTCAAGGACGCCGACAGCTGGCTCGCCTACAACCGGAAGTACGGCCGCGAGGCCCCGTTCTCGACCCTGATGCACCACCTCGACCGCCAGGCGCGCGACATCGCGACCATGGAGATATACGGGCCGAACCCGGATCACGCCATGCGGGTCATCGACGACGTGCTGAAGAAGCGCCGGGTGGGCGTGTTCAAGCGAAGCCAGATTCAGGCCCAGTACCGCATCGCCTCGGGTGGGGACGGGATAGAGAGCCGATCCCTCGCGGGGGTGGCGCAGAATATCCGTTCGCTCCTGGTCGGCCAGCAACTGGGCAGCGCCTCGCTCTCGGCCCTTTCCGACCCTGGCTTCACCAAGGCGACGGCGGAATTCAACGGGCTCAGCGGGGTCAAGGCGATGAAGTTTTACCTGGACGCCATCAAAGGGGGCGAGATCAACGTCAACATGACCCGCCAGGGCATCGTGATCGACGACATGGTCGGGAACGTCGCGGCCGGGGCCCGGTTCGTAGACTCCTTCAACCGCGGTAACGCCACGGGCCGCTACGCCGACTTCATCCTGCGCGCCTCGGGCCTGACCCAGATGACCAACGCCGGGCGCCGGGGCTTCGCCTTGATGCTCCACGGCGAGCTCGCCGACAAGCTCGCCCGTCCGTTCGACGACCTGGCGCGAACCGACAAGGCGTTCCACGACCTGCTGACGCGCTACGGGATCACGGCCGAGGACTGGAAGCTCATGGGCCGGGCCGAGCTGTTCCAGTGGCGTGGCCAGGGCTGGTTCCACCCCTCGCGGATACTCGACATCAAGGGCGTGGATCGCGGGCGCGCGATCAGGGTCGCCCAGAAGGTCAAGGCCATGGTGATCCAGGAGCAGCAGTTCGCGGTGCCGACCACGAACGCCCGGGTCGAGGCGTTGTTGACCGTCGGGACGAAGAAGGGAACGCCGGAGGGGGAGCTGTTCCGGTTCTTCGGGATGTACAAGCGGTTCCCCGCGCTCATCATTCACACCCATATGATGCGGGCCATGTTCGCGCCGCGGCGCACGCCATTTCAGAAAGGGGCCTACATGGCCAAGGTGATGATCTACACCACGGTCCTGGGAACGCTGGGGTACGAGCTGCAGCAGATGACCTTCGGCCGCGATCCGGCGGCGCTCGACGATCCCGAGACATGGATCAGGGGGATGCTCAAAGGCGGCGCGCTCGGGATCTGGGGCGACACGCTGTTCCAGGACGTGACCGGTTACGGGCGCGGAGCCCTCAATCTGTTGGCCGGCCCGGCCTGGGATTTCGCCAACCGCACTGTGGCGCTTACCGTCGGCGGCGTGCAGCGCGTGGTCAAGGGGCAGGGCGCGAAGGTCCTGCCGGAGTTCGTTGAATTCTTCGACCGTTTCCTGCTGCCGGGGACCTCGCTTTGGTATCTGCGGCTGGCGAAGGACAGGCTGGTTACCGACCAGCTCCGCGAGATGGTCGATCCGAACCAGGCTCGGCGGCGGGCGCGGCGCTTGAGGAGCCTCGCCGCAAGGCGCGGCCAGGGATACTACTCCCTGCCCGGCACGGGCTTCCCGCCGGAGCGGCCCCCGGCGCTGCCGGCCCCGTTCGGGCGTTGATCGCAAGCAATCTGAAAAAACCTCGCTTCGGCGGGTTTTTTGATGGAGTGACCAGATGACCGTTCCTTCTGCGGCTAACAAAGTCTCCTACGCCGGCGACGGCTCGACGACTGCCTTCTCGGTGCCGTTCCTGTTCCTCGCCAACGCCGACATCACGGCGATCCTGCGGGACGCGAACGATGTCGAGACGACCTGGGTGGAGGGCACCGATTATACCCTGACGGGTGCCGGCGACCCCTCTGGCGGCACTTTGACGGCGACCACGGCGCCGGCCAGTGGCGAGACGCTTGTTATCAAGCGCGTGGTCCCCTTGACGCAGGGGACCGACTACCCCGAAGGCGGGAAGTTTCCGGCGCAGGCCCATGAGGATGCGCTGGATCGCGGCACGATGGCCGACCAGCAACTTCAGGAACAGATCGACCGGGCGATCACGGTCAAGGCGACCTCGGCGCAGACAGGGCTCACCGTTCCCGATCCCTCGGCGCTCAAGCACCTGCGTTGGAACAGCGCTGCGGACGCCCTTGAGAACGCCGACGCAGTGCAATGGCTGACCGGCTCAGGCGCGCCGGCAGCGAGCCTCGGCATCGACGGCGATATGTATCTCGACACGGCAACGGACGAGGTTTACGGACCGAAGTCAGCGGGGGTCTGGGGCACACCGGTCGCTGACCTTACAGGCACGACTGGAGCGACTGGACCGGCCGGTGCCGATGGGGTGTTCGCCGGCACCGAGCCGACGGTCGCCGGGGCCACCGGCGACAAGGTGGCAATCCTCGATACCAGCGACGCCGAGAACCCGAAATACGTCTTGATCGGCACCGCCGATGCTGAATTGCCGTTAGGGGCGCAGACGCGGCTCTCACGCCTGCCCCAAGCGATCAAGACCGCCACTCCCTACACCGTGGTCGCGGCTGACGTGGGCACCATGCTCATCGCCAATCTGGGGAGCGCGATCACCTTCGACCTGACCGCCGCGGCGACCCTGGGCGCAGGCTTCGTTGCCTTCATCAAGAACATCGGCGCGGGCACGCTGACCATCGACCCGGCGGGAGCCGAGACCATCGACGGCAGCGCCACCATGACGCTTGCCCAGAACGAGTGGACGCTGATCTGGACCGAGGGGACCAGTTGGCGCTCGCTTGGGGCGATGGGTGTAACAGCAGCCGGCGTCGTTAAGCAGATTGTCTCGATCGAGACTGGGGTAGTCGCCACGGGCACGACAACGATACCGAGCGACGACACGATCCCCCAGAACACCGAAGGCGACGAGTATATGACCCTCAGCATTACTCCTGCGAGTGCAAGCAATAGGCTAATAATAGAGGTCACCATATGGCTCGCAAACTCTGAGCCAGGTTCTACTCCGATTCACGCCGCCCTCTTTCAAGACTCTGTCGCCGATGCTCTAGCCGCCGTATCTGACACTAAGGCGGGAACTAATGAAGCAACAATGATCGCGTTCACGCACATCATGGCGGCAGGTACGGTGTCAGCGACGACATTCAGGGTAAGAGGCGGCTCGGACATCGCAGGCACGATGACGTTCAATGGATCGGCTGGGACACGAAGGTTCGGTGGCATCGCGGCGTCAAGCATAGTTATCACGGAGATTGAGCCATGAGTAGTTTAGCAGAAGTTCTTGCGTGGAAATTTAATCTCGCTTCAGGTATCCGCACACGTGAGGACGGCCAGGGCGGAATGGAGATATTCGACTGGCCCGTGGCCCAGCTTGGTTCTAAGCCCACAGCGGCGCAGATTGTGCAGTGGACTGCAGACTTCGCCGTTCTGCCGCCGCCGATTGACCCCCACGCCGAATTGGTGGCGGCCATTGCAAATGCCATCAAGGACGAACCGCCCGGCAGTCCCGTCAGGAAGCTGGGGGAGGCTCTGCTGGGCCAAACCAGCGCCGGCCGGGTCGCAGGAAGGCCGGTCTGATTATAGCCGTCAGCCACAAAAAGCATTCAGCAAGCTGACGGCTGAAAACTGATAGCTGAAGGCTTCGAGCGACGAAAGGAACGAGACAATGTCTCGACTACTTGGTTGCCTCATGGCCGCCGCCCTTGTGGCGGCGTTTTTGTGGCCGATGCCCGCGCAAGCGTGGCATGGGCCCGATCACGTAGGTCCCTGCCTTAGAGCCGAGATCCTGGTGCCGGATCTGCTCGACACGAACGAGACCATTGGCTATTTCCGAGACGACGAAGCACGCGCGTTCATGGATTTCTACAATGCCATCCCGTCGGAGACGGACCTCGAGGCCGACGAGGTGGTGCTGTTCTTCCGGCCCGGCAAGCCGGGCGTCCTGTTCCACGGATTCCAGGAAGGCTGCTACGTGGGACGGTCGCTCATCTCGGTCGAGCGATTCAGGTGCGCCTACCCGGACATAACCTTGCCATCACCGGAGACCCCGGCATGACCGAGCAGGAGGTCAAACTCATCGCCCGCGAGGCGGCCAGGTACGCCGTCGAGGAAACCTTCACCAAGCTCGGGGTCGATATGTCCGGGCCCGACCCGATCATCGAGGTGCAGCAGGACTTCGCCTGGGTGCGCGGCCGCCGGATCCTGGAGCGCAAGATCCGGGTCAAGGCCATCCTCGTCCTGATAACCATGGTGGTCGTCGGCGTGGCGGCGGCAATCTGGGCGATCGCGACCGGGCGGAGCGGGCAATGAGCGGGTCATGGACGTAGGCGACTTCCGCGAGCTCGTGGTCCGGCCGGCGTTGCAGCTCCTTGCCAGCGAGACTGATGAGCCACGCCTGTGGAGCCCGGCGGCAGAGACCCTGGTGGTCGGAACCGGGATCCATGAATCGGGCGGGCTGAAATACCTCTGGCAGCGACAAGCGAACGGCGTTCGCCTGGTCCACGAGCAGGCCGGCCGCGGGCTGTTCCAGATCCAGCCATCGACGCATGAGGACCTGTGGCGAAGTTACCTCCACTTTCGAGTGCCGTTAAGGGCCGCGCTTACTGATTTGTCCACGATCAGGTGGCTGGCGATAGATGGGCCAGTTGACACGGAGCTTATCGGCAACCTGCCTTACGCGGCCGCTGTCTGCCGGCTGATCTATTGGCGCCGCCCGGAGCCATTGCCGGAAGCCGATGACATAGAAGGAATGGCTCGTTATTGGGGACAATTTTACCAAACAGAGAACGACCCGGAAAAGATCAGGGACTTTATCAGCAACTACCGCAGATATGTGAAGGAGTAGATCATGGACCCGACAATTACACAGTCATCGAAACCCTGGTACGTCTCGAAAACCATCTGGGCGAATCTCGTGGCTTTTGCTGCAACGGTAGCCGTAATCGCCGGCGTCGATCTCGGGCTCACGCCGGAGACCCAGGCCGAGATCGTGGCAGCCGTGCTGGCTGGCGTGAACATCGTCCTGCGCCTCATCACCAGGCAGGGCATCGAATGAGCCGGCAGGAGGCCGGCCGTCTCGGCGGGTTGAGCAACGGCCGGCGGAACGCGGCCAAGACCCACTGCCCGCACGGCCATCCCTATTCCGGGGACAACCTATACATCGTCATCGTCACGAACTTGCCTAATCGGGGCTGGCGGCAATGCCGGACATGCCAAAGGACAAGGCAAAGGGGGAGGGGGCAGCTCCTCGGCGTCGTTTTGCTCTCGTTAGTGCTCATCGGCGGCCTCGGCGGATGCGCCCAGGGCTTAGCATATGCAATAACGGATGCGGTCTATTTGCACGAAGCGGCCGGCGCTTATGTCCGCGAAGTTCACGGGCTCCGCCAATTCATTCGGAAGGAGTGTCAAGCGTCCTTGGTACGGGAGATCGAAGCTTTGAAGCGGGCAGGCGACGAATCAGCCTTACGTGAGATGCTCGCTGAGAACTACCCGGAACTCGTGACGGTAGATGTGCTTAGGCAAGCTCGTGACGATCCGGCGGGCATTCTGTCTCAAGCGCCGGGGTGCGAATGAACCGTAAGCTCGCGGCGGCGCTTTCAGGGGGGCCTTAAACAATGGCCCGGACTGTTAGCTACAGCGCCGAGCCTCGGCTTACCTGGCACGCCGTCTCGCGCGCATGGGAACTTACAGAGACCTTTGAGGTCGTTTGGAAAGGCCATCTGTCTGATCCTGTGCGGTTTAGTGTTGAAGCTGGGTTCATTACCGATCTCGCCTCGATCCCACGCGCTGTCCGCTCGATCATCCCCCAGATCGGCCGGCACATTCAGCCCTCTATCGTGCATGACTGGTGCTATGAATCTAAGACGAACCTCACCCGCGAGGAGGCCGATCTGCTGTTCCTCGACGGCATGAAGTCGGTTGGAGTAAGGTGGTTCAGGCGCCAGGCGATGTATCGTGCCGTCAGGGCCTTCGGCTGGACGCTATGGGATTAAAAAGCGGGACTGTACTTTACCCAGGCCGGAGGTTTATGTAAGGCACTTGCATTGCTGGGGTGAAACTCCAGCCTTGAGACGCCCGCCCTCCGGGGC